TTCTGTTCCTCCTCTCCACCTGTCATTGTTTATTTAGCGTTCCTTAGGAATGTTCATAGTTTTAAAGTGTTCAGAAGCATGCAAAAAACCCCGGAAGACATACTTCTCCCGGGGTTTGGATGATCATTTTTTCTGAACAATCTCATCACACTAATTGTTAGCATTGCCAAACAAGCCTTTAGTAGTGTCTTTTTTGACACACTAAAAAGCAATGCTACATTCCTTCTCCCATCCAGACTATACTGTCGGCTCTGGAGTTGCACCAGATCCACCGTCTATGCGAATGCACAGCCGGGTCACGGACTAAGAGGCACTTTGCCTCATCACCGCCGGTTGGGAATTTCACCCGACCCCGAAGACGGCCGTTAAGAAACGGCACGAGTAGTGTTATTAAGTTTGGTTCTTATTATACACTAGATGCCCATATACAGCAAAAAGAGCCGTTTAATGGCTCTTTTTTGCTTATAAAATCTTAATGTACTGCCTTCCCTAGCTCCTGTAAGATATCCAAGAAAAACGGTGACAGCTGAATCAATACATAAGCAATGGATACTTTCGCAATTCCGTTCCAGCACTCTTCAGTTTTGCCAAACATCAATAGGAATATCTTCGCCAGGATCATGACGGATGCAACAGGTAACGATAACCCTTTTAACAACTCCAAAATAGGGTGCAGCATATGCGTAAACATTTCAGTCATTTTATCTGCTGTCCAATCGGTAACGGCATTAACTGGCATTGCTTGTGGCATCGTCATCCCATCACTCGCAAAAGCCATTGGTGCTCCAACAAACGGCACTGCTGCCAACCCAACACTCGCACCCTTTAATAACGTTTTTAAGCGACGTTTTTCCTTGCGATTAGTTTTATACTCTCCGCTCATAAACTCACTAAATTTAATGGATTCTGTACGTCTCATCATGGTGTCAGCTCCCTTTAGATAATGTCTTCCAAACAAAATGCGTTACATGGTATATCCTTGCAAAGTTCTAATAACTTCTTTTGGCGTGCTTCGCTTCTCGTGACCCATAACAACGTTGGAAAGTACCCATAATCCTTATGATTTTGAAAAGCACCGCTCTCGTATAAAGCCTTATACTTTGCTATTTTAACCTTGTTGGCGCTCATGGCGTTTTGATTATCTACCTCTAACAAGTGCCATTTACCGCCCTTTTTAAAGATGGCATCCGCTATAACCTTACCGCCTACTTTCATTTCGTTCTGCCACTGCTGCGGTTGGCTCGCAAAGATGTAAAACCAGTTACGCATAACATGATGATAAGCCTGTGGTGTCTTTTTACGTACAATTTCACTGCCGATCTGTTCGCGCCCTTCTTTTGATAAGTAATAAATCACATCGTTGCCTTCGCGGAAACTTGAGATATACGGCTTTAATAATTGAAGAATACGATTGGCGTTACGCTTGCTTTTAAGGTCATTTAAAATCCGTAATTGCTCCCTGGTCAGATAACCCCGTTTGTTCAAACATGACAAAATCATTTCGTGTCTTGGATTCATTTGCACTTTCCTCCTGTTGTGGTTTTGATCTAATCACGATGTTAGGGCCTATAATCTGTTCCATTTCTTTGTCTGGCAGCCATGGTGTTTGTAAGGTGTATTTGTCGGCACCGCGTTTATAAATGGCTCTCCCTTTAATGTCAGGCAGTTTATCAGCACCGGGCGCATCTAATATCGTCATACTGGCACTTGTGCCATCTACCCTAAAGCAAAGACGCGCATCGCTATTACGCTTGACTTGCACAGGCACTACATCAACGGTTGGATGCTGTGTAGCTGTTACAAGCTTGATTCCCTGTGATCTACCAAGACGCGCAATGTTAGAGAGCAGATATTCGCATTCCTCTTTTATTTTTTTAGTTTCCTTACACACTTCTTTTGCACTGGCCAGCTCTCCAATTTCATCAATCACAATAAAGTGGCGTTCCTTTATGCCTGCATCAATGACGTTTCTAGCGCCTTTTTCTTTCAATGTGGCTAGGGTTTCTTTCATCATGGCAACCACGTTTCGCAACGCTTCTAATGCTTCTTCTGGATGCTCTGCATAATCAACCACTTGCTTACAATTTCTAAACCGGTCAAACTCAATGCCACCCTTTAAATCGATTAATGTAAACTTTGCATGTTCTGGCTGCGTGTATATAAAGTGACTGATAAACATATCTAAAAAGGATGACTTACCGCCCCCTGTAGCTCCACCAACAAGCATATGAGGGATGGTGTCAAAGTCGTGGTATATGGTTTCATACCTTTCCGCACCAACTGGCACGCTCCAAGCTTTCTGGCCATCTAAATCTCTATACAGTACCTTTGTCGGTATTGCTGTGTTGTAGATCCGTATCTTCAATGTGCCATCATAAAGCAACTCAATTTCTTTTCGTGGCTTGTTGTTAATAAAGATTTTTTTAAGCTGCGGTCCTAACTTCTTTTTAAAATCCAGTTCTTTGAGCGCGCTGTAATTAAATGTGTACAGCTTGCTCTTGGCGTTTAAGCCATCCTCAATGACCTTTATTTTTTCTTCGTAATCTCCAAAACTGCGTCCTAATGGTATCCGATACACGTACTCTGTACCCCATTTTTTTTTACGTTTTTTAAGTAATTGAGTGGTAAAGGTTTTTCCGCTCTTTGTAATGTTGAGCCCACTGTTCGTAAAAATCTGCTGTAATTTTTGAGAGTCAGCCGTTACCCCTCCCCCGCTTGATTTTACTTTTGCATAGATAGCAATGCTCCCCAACGCAATGGTCGAAACGATCATTTTATCAGCTCCTAAGTTGTGATGTTACGCCACCGCCTTTAGGTATTTATAAGGATAAATAAGTGCGACAATTGGGAAGAGTGGAGGATAAGCTTAAGGCGTTGGTGCTATTGATGTCCTGCACTTCCCACCACTATGTATAGGTGGGAAACTTGGCGTGCACCGTAATGGGCTATAACATAGGAATATAATAGGACAAGAATAATGATGTCTGTCCACTAAAAAAATATTTTGAGCAGGATTTGACATTTTTTAAAAGAAACCCTAATAGGGTGATGTGAAATGGTAAAATTCAGATGCAATCTTGAGCACGTACTAAAAGATAGAGGAATTAAAAAAAGTTACGTTGCTGAGAAAGCCAAAATTAGTCGTTCTGGATTCAGTTTAATTGTTCAAGGTAAATCACTCCCTACACTTCCTGTTGCTATAAGGATAGGGAAAGTTTTGAATTTACCCATTGAGAAGATTTGGATTATTGAGGAGGAAGAAGATTGAAGATCATCAAGGGATTGTTCACAGGAGTATTGGCGCTTTCGTTACTTACAGCATGTAGTGAGTCAGCGTCTGAGAAAAAGGAAAGAGAAGAGCAGGAAGCTATTTCTGCAAGGCTGAAAAAGGTATCCTATAATACGTTCCCAGACGAAAAGGATAAATGTATGGTGAGCGTACAAGCGAATACCAAAGACATTTCAGATTTAGCAGAACGTATGAAAGAGGACTACTTAGATAATGGCAAGAATGGAGATTGCACAACAATGTATGTTATTGTTGGAGACGAATTTGATATGAATGATCAACCCAAAAAGAAGTTAGGATTTATTCGAATAGCATTTAATGAAATGGCTGCAAAGAGATGGGGCATTCCTTGGAAAGATTATTATAAAGCTTCATGGGATGCAAAAAAATTCAATAATCCAGTGGTAAAAAAAGAAGAGCCGATATTGAATAATGACAAGGTAGAATTATCCTTACAATACACACCAGACAAACCATTTAAAAACCATCGTGACTCATTGCTTGTCTCTGGTGTAACAAATCCAAAAGCTACTGCAACGGTAAATGGTGAAGATGTTACTAAAACAATGAAAAATGGATACTTTTTTAAAGATGTTCCACTTAAAGTAGGGGATAACACCATTGTTATTAAAGCCATGTTAAAGGGCAAAGAAAAAACCATTAAGCTGAATGTTCATAGGAATACAAAAGAGGAAGATAATAAATAATAGCGTAAAAGCTGGTGTCATTTCAAATGACGTCAGCTTTTTTTAATCTGATACAAACATTGTTTGGGTCAGATATTGATGGTGTCGGTTTAAGCGACGTCAGCTTATAGGGTGTCGGTAATAACTACACCCTATCAACAATGGCGAATGACGGCGTCATTTTAAATGCGTCATCAAAGGTGTTGTATTAAATACAGACCCTTGATTTTGTGTGTCCGTATTTCGGACGCACAAACCTATTAATTGAACTCGGGATGAATTTCGCCCCGAGTTCATTTTTCTTACTCCGTACGAATTTCGTACAGAGTTATTTTTAGTTTGGACAAAAGCAAAAAAGGCCCCCTCCAATTAAGGAGAGGGCTTTTTACGTTCAATGGAGCTGGAATAGGGTTGGTATTCATTATAACCAATTTGTAGAAAGAATAATACCGTCATTTGAAATGACTGTACGTTGTTTTGCTTTCCTACCAGCTTTTATAATTTTTTCTGTAGTGGCTCTTCTCGATCTAATGCCCTTTGGCTGTCACCTAATCCTTTAACGGTCGGGTCCTGCACAATGCCGAGCGACGCAAGTACGACAAAGACAGCATTGACCACCGCAATCACCCAATCTTTAATGGCATCCGATAAAACAAAATCCGTTATGCCCACAGCGTGTGCACCAGTTAAAAGAAGCTCAACTAAAATAAAGACCTGCGCAATAAAGGCAGCTCTCCAAAGAGGGTTCTTAAATCTAATTTTCCAGTTAATCATTATTTGTTCTCTCCTTCCGCTTGTTTGTAAACTTCCCAATCGTTCACATCACTTAAGATTTGGTCAATGCTGAAAACTGTATAACTAACCGTCTTCAATGTATCTTTGTTGAGTATGGCCACCATTGTTTTTTCATCTTCTTTTTTGCAACTACCGAATGATTCTTTTTTCAACTGATAAAGCTTTCCAGTCGATTTTTCCAATAGAATTTCATTTACTTTCAGTAAAGTGACCATATCAACGAATTTCATTTTTACACTCTCCCCTTTCTTTTCTCCTGCCTTTTCATCATCGGAAGGTTGTTTCCCTTGATTTTCCCACGCCGCTTTCATTGCAAGATTTTGTTTTGTTTGCGGGCTTAGAAGATTTTCAATCAACTTTTCTTTTGTGATTTTGCCATCTACAAATGATATTAACCACGTTATTAGCCCTACTTGGCCAATTTCAATATGATTTAAAATATCTGCTTGTTCTTCCGTTAGAAAACCATGCTTTACTTCGCTATCGTTTGTTTTCATGTCATCTACGTTGTTTGTCATTAACTCCACTAACAACTCTTTTGTGATTACATTACCCATAAATAAAAACCTCCCAATTTTTATTTAAAACATCATGTTCCAAGTGTCTAAACCGACAACGCCATCAACGGCAAGGTTATGCGCTTTTTGATAAGCCATAACTGCTTTTTTCGTTTTTTCGCCAAACTCGCCATCGTCTTTTACACCTACAGCGTTTTGGATACGGCGAACGTCAATCCCTTTAGATCCAACTTTGAGCACCTTGCCTGGATATGGCACAATTGCAACGCCATCGCCTTTCATGCCACTTGGCTTTGGATGTGGTGTTTTCTTTACATTCGATACAGGCGTCCCGTCATATACAGATTCGAGAAATCCTTGCCAAGTAGGGCCCTTTTCCCCGCTTCGAAGATAACGAGGACAGTTTTTACCTGATGCCTTGTTATGTTGGATTACACCATCTTTTACCGTTTTGTACTTAGGGCGTAGGTACTTAACCAACTCAATGGCATTTGCCACCGCTTTTTTGTAATCCACCCCGTCATTTACGCAAATTTCAATACCGATAGCGTTGTTGTTATAAAAAGAGTTAGCAGCGTGCCAGCAGCGTGTACGATCATCAAATGATTGAATAACTTCTTTGTCGTCCACTTGATAATGCCAAGATGCTTGACGGCTGTTACCATTCTTTTGCAAGTTCGCATGAGCCATGGCGTTAGCACCACGTGCTGTATTGTCTGTTTCGTGAATAACAATATAGTCGCAAGTGTTATAACCATCAGACGTGACCTTTGCTTTCACATCAGCAGATACCAAAATCTTCTTAATTTCCATAATCGACTCTCTCCCTTTATTAAATTTTACCTGTCACAAATAGACCGATTAACGCAACAACTGCACCAACTACCACCTGCACTATAGATACAACAAGGTTTTTCTTTGAGTCCCTGCGGTCTTTAGAGTTGATAAACGCATCAATCTTTTGATTTTGTTTGTCCGTTTTGTCATTAAACGTCTCAACTACCGTTTTAATATCGGTCATGGTTTGTGACATAAAGCCGATAGTTTGGTCTATCCGCTGTGTCATGTTTTCCGTCATCATGATCCGTCGCTCCAAATCCTTCAATTCTTCCCGCATTTCCGCTTTAAATTCATTGAAGTCTCGCCGATTGTTTTTGATTTGCTCACTTAAGACTGCGTTTGTCGGCTCCCCCATTTTTTGCACCCACTTCCTTTGACATCCACAGGCATAATATCCCGTATCCGCTGTAAGCAACGGCGCCAGTGTTCCAATTGATGTGGTCATTACCTACAAGCAGGCATACAGATACAAACACCCAAAAAACAGCTGACAGGATTAAGCCCATTTTTCTGATTTTTATATTGTCCAAGGCGATCCCTACGATTTTGATTAATGCCAAAGTTAAGGTGATCACTCCAAATATCCACTCATCGGCAACGGAATCCATAACGCCCCAAGATCCTGTGTTACCGCTAAATAGTCGGGGATTGGAAAACAAAGCTACCGCCCACCCGAGACTGACATAAGTCACAATAATTTCTACTGCTGTTATTTGGCGCACCGATAAAAACTCCCTTCTAATTGCCCCCTATACACCCGTCGTTCTCTACACGCTCCCCACCTCCTTTCAGTGAAAGTACTTACCAAGTTATAGCTCGTACCTCTTCCACAGTTGTAGCTGCTTGAAGGATTGGATAAAGAACATCGCGATACTTCGCAATTTTTTCCTCTTTGTGGTCAGCGATAACAACAAGAAGATCGTCCATGATTGATAGAGTAATAGGAATACGTGTGTAATTGCCCAGACCCAATGCCCCTGTACCGCTTGATACAATTTGCACCGTCCACATGATTGATTTTTTTAATCCCTTGCTAAGTAAGCGTTCTGCCGCTTGGAAGTTAAATTGTGCATCCATGTCAAAAGCAAAGTGATATTCAACGCCATTGATGGTGTGATTAAAGCCTGCGGTGATTTCCGCATTACATGCATCATTAATTTCTCTGTCCTTCGCTTCTTTTTCGTTTTGCAAATAAAACTCATAATCAAAAACAAGCTTGCCATCCTCCATTTTGTAGTTGTACGGATCCGTCCGCAAAAACAAATCATCAGCTGGCATATCGTAAGGAATCGTGGTTTCTTGTGGTGTCGATGACCATCCACCGATACGGCCATTTTCTCTTACCCATAAATGAATTGTAATGATGTTGTTATCCATTGGTTAATCTCCTTTAATAGGCCCATACTTGGCGTAATATGACCGCTTTTTTATCTACTGTCGCTTCGTTATTGTCATTACCTCTTACTGTTGTTTCATCGATGTACACATATTTTTGAGCTATTCCTGTTGCGGTGTTGGTTGCAGGAGCCACACTATAAACACCTACACCATTCGTATTCGAGCTTAAAACATGCAGTTTAGGAATGAATGTGTAAGTAACATCGTACCAGCCATCTTTATCTGTCCACACAAGCACCCATCCATTTGGACAGTCTGTTATTTTTTTCTTTGGCGTGATGGTTTGTGCCGCGGTCATAGTGTTTGTGCCATCCCAAAGAACCTCTACTCCTGATTGGAATAAAGGTTTGTTGTTTAAAAGTAGATTGTTGTTTACTGCGCGCAGCGTACCCCCCAAAAGATCTATACTTTCACTGGTTACTTTTTTCGCTTCAACCTCTCCATCAATTTGAAGAGCATTCTTTTTTGTAGCAAACTTCCCAATGCCCACACTATTTAAATCTGGATTTAGATCAACAAGCGGTTTACCAGCTTGAATGGTTGCTATTTTCGTAATGTCTGTCTTACTAATGTTGTCCTTGATAACAAACTGGATTTCATAAGCCTTATCGCTTGCCAGTCCATCCAAGTTAGCCACGTTCGTTTGCACGCTTGCTTCATTGGTAACAAACGTCATTAAAGTTTCTGGTGACCAAGGCGGTATGTCCGCGCTAGATGCCATAGCATTGCGCCATCGATATGCCACTTTAATAATCGTGTTTTTAGGCACACCATTGATCACAACCGGATTATAAGCAGCATTAAAAGAGAGCACGCCCGTTTCGCCAAATCCGTTTATCCTGCGTGTGCTTGTGGCCATAATGACAGGCGGTGTATATGGGATGACATTAACGGATTTATTTAACGTTGTACTCTGTCCTCTACTGTCGATTGCTGTTACTTTTAACGTACCTTGTCCACCCATAGGAACAGTGCCAAGGTTGATAACAATGTCACCCGAACCATTTGGCGTAAAGTCCCGAGACAGCGAACCAAAAGAAGCGGTGTACTTGGCGATTGTAGCCCCGTTTTGAGCTTGAGCAAGCTGTGATGATGGAATGCTTACCGTAAGCTGTGAAAGTCCTTGTATGAGCTGTTGTGAGCTTCCAGTGATGAGTACACTGGATGAATTGCTGTCATAATGATTCAAGATACCTGTAAAAACAGGTGGATCACTTGGAGCATAAATCTTCGCGTATTTGATTAATGGACCATCTAATAAATAAGCATTGCTGTCATTCAAATAATACGAAGTGAGTTCATAACGAATCTCTGCACTTGCATTACTAGCGCCCATCGCATTCAAGATGGCATCTTTATACTTGGCACTATCCAATGTGGCTTGATACCCAATGTTTCGAAATGTGGTGATTAGCTTATCCGCTACGTATACCGCGATATTTGTAACATAAAACTCTGTGAGGTTTGTTAGGTAAAGAGACACCGTTTCGCCCACTGTTAAGCTTGGGATGTCGGACATGGTTTGCCGACCATTGACATACAGCAATCCAGTCTTTTCCGTATCACTGCCAACCGTATCAGATCCGCTATAAGTCGTGAGGACAATCTTAACCTCACCGTCTCCCCTATATCCTTGCATCCGATTAAACACCTTGATGTGCTCATCCTCTGAAAACTTAACGAGCTTTGATGTACCGATTCCCTCCACTGTTTTAATAAGCAACCACGAATCACTGCTATTCTTACGAATATAAAACTTCGCGCGGTGTTTAAAACTGGATGAAGCTGCGGCAATACTTAAACTGTAATCTTCACCCGCTACCCACCGAATACCACCGCTTACTTTTGATTCGCGCGGGATTGTGTTCAGACGGAATGTTTCTTGGTCAAGGTTTACGCTGCCATAATACTTGCCGCTCAATGTGACCTTTGGCTCAAAATAACCGTCAATAGAAAAAGAACACTTGCCCTCTGAATCATGAGTAAGTGTTTTGGTATACGTATGAATTAACTTTTTTTGATTACCGCTCAAGCTTGGTGATGCTGTATCTGTTGACCAGGCGCCGTCATTAATTTGAATTGCGCTTTCCCCTCTTGATCCAGAAGAAATAGCACCATAACCATCTAATGCTTCCCAGTACAGTTTTGCGGTAATGGTACTTTTATTTGCATCCTCATCTTGTGTAGCGGACCATGACAAACTTAATCGCCAATGACTGCCCACGTTTGTATATAAACTGCCACTCAGTGCCATCTAATCACTCCTAACCATTTCTAACAAATGCCCATCCGTTCGCTGTTGGCAGTATGGCCATTAATCCCATAGCGATGCCACGCTTCGCTTGTATTTTGTTTACTTCTGTCGTATCTCCATTGAGCGTAAAAATGCGCTCCATTGTCATTTTGTTCGTTTCCTCATTCAATACAGGATAATATCCAGCAAACTCACTTGGAGACATGATTGTATAACCGCCGTCAGAACCTTTGATTTTCATACCATTTAAGTTCATTTGAATATTGGTATTTGCGATTTCTTCCGAATGTGAAGACCACTGCAAAGCGGTCGGTCCTTCGTTTAACATCGTGCCTGCGAAAAAGCCCTCCACGTTTAAATCACACTCAAAGCTGACAGTAAGCTGCGTTTGAGAAGCATTGGTTTTAAAGTTAGCGATACGCAAGCCATAGCCTTGACTGTTGCCGTTATCAGTCCCTAACCCTATCTCGTATCGCTTGATATTGTTTTGGTCATAGATGCACACTAAGGCGTTTCCAGTGCCGTTCGGTTTCTTTAGAAAGGTGGACAAGGAATAGAATGTATCGGGCTTTACTTGCACCACCTGTTTGGCAATCAATCTTGAATCTTTTGGCGAATAAATAGCGTGACCAATACCAAGGTTTTCGAGCTCCAGATCACCAAGGTTTCGCATGACTCCTGTCACTTCATAAAAATCAGTGCCAAACCAACCTGTGCTGTTTCTAAGTAAGTTAACCCCTTTGGCAAGCTTAAACTTTGCCTGTATGTCTAACACACTTCGCTCGAGCGATGAGGACACCACGTTTACTTTTTCGGTGACTCCTGCCACTTGCGTATCGATGTATTGTTTGTTCTCACTAATCTTTGTATCAACATCCGTAACAGTTGCCATGTCCTCTACATCTTCAATGTCTACCTTTTGGTTAAAGACAGATATAAACGACGGATCCAGTAAGACTGTTTGAACAATTCGTTCTGGCTGTGTGGCATCTTTTAAGCCTGTAACATCATCGCTAAGCCCACCTAATATGTTAGATATGTCCTCTGGCGCAGGTGACCAGTTTGCTTCCATCGTGCCCTCAACCATCATTAGTCCGCTAAAATCAATGGTCGCAATCGTTGCTAATCCAATGTTTGGTTGCAATAAAATAACGCCATTTGTAGTGGCGTCCTTTGGTGCAGCTGTCCGTATTAACTTGATAACTACCTTGTGGATGTTCATGTCATCTGGCACAAATACACCGCTTGTTAAAGATGGTTGCAGCATGCCATCCACATAAAACTCTGTGCATTTCCACTGCGGTTCTAAAAACCCACCAAAGCTTGTGATTGTGCCATCTACTTTCTTATAACTAAAACTCAAAACAAATTCTGTTCCTTCTTTTACAGCAGTTATGTCTTTTAATGTAATTCCCAACCCTGCACCGATACCCGTATTCTTAAACGTGACGGATCCGCTCGAAAGAAATTCATCCAGTTCAAACGTTTCATAGGATAGGCCGAATAAATTTGATTGCAAAATTAAGTTCCTTGAACCTGCCTTGAGTCGGTCAATTAGCGACTTATTTTGAGTAAAAGAAATATCGATAGAGCCGAGCAGCATAAGCGTTCCTCCTTTCTTTTCAAGAGGGTTTACGTGTCTGCCCTCTTATATTCTTTTGCCTTATATAGTGAGTTGTTTGCCCGAGCATAGTTAGGGTTTTCGTGACGTGTAGCAAAGCCCTGTAGCATCCATTTCACGCCGTCTTTGTCATAGTAATAGTTAATGGTTTCCGCTTCGTGCAAATCATCCAGCGGGCGAATACCTGCGTTAAATGCAAAGTCAATCTTGTAGACGAGTGCCTTAGTTCGTACATCGATACAATACGTAGTTGGTCTATCCTTGCTATCATCCTCTCCGTTGCCATAACCATAACCATATGTGGTGTACAGGTATGGAAAGTCCAAGCAAGATGACTGATACGTTTGCGTCGATTTGATACCAATATCAGATGCTTTCATCGAGTATTTGACATCTAGTTTGTTTTTCTCGAAATCTTCTCTCGTTACAATGCGATGTGTGGCTTTTTCGCGCTGTCCTGCTACAAAGAGTACATAGCCATTACGCGTATCCAGATTAAAACGACCGTAACTGTAGTCCTTTTCATTAGCGATAACTTTTACAATTGGATCACCGAACAAAAGCACCTTGTTAGGCGTGTATGGGAACTTAACGTAGTACCATTTCTTATTCGGTTTGTCCCATAGTGCTGAATATATCCAAACCTTGCCGTTAACGTTTTCTACTCCGTAATGGCTACCATGACCACCATATTTAATAACCATCTTATCAAGTAAGTTTCCTGCAACATCGGTACGAGATAAGCTATAAGACTCGCATAGCGCAATGTCTTCTTTTGTTACCTGTGCTCCCTCGTACTTTTGGGACCAATAGATTTGATTACTGGTCACATCGTAATGAGCATATTGACAAACCTTATAATTAATCTCCGGATCCGTAGCCGTTGCACCAAATTGAAAACGACTGAAATGCGAAAAATCCGCTTCAATTGTGAGACGGATTGGTTTGGGTGGTTCTTCTTCATCTGGCTTTTCTGGTTTTTCTGGCAGGCTTACGTTACATCGAATTGTACCTGCTTCAAGGTAATCAATTGCAATGACGTTGCCAGAGCCCTTGTGCACTTCTTGGAACGTTAAATCAAAGTTACCTAACCTATCTATTCGCTCCCACTCAAACGCATCAGCAGGAAGCTCTGACGTTACCTGTATCAATCCTTTAAACACTTGCACAACAATTCGCTTTTTCTCTTTGGTGTCTGCAAAATCAGTGCCATCAGGCGTAGTGTAGGTAATCCGATAGTCTTTGATGTCTCCAATCTCTTTTAATGCTTGGTCCGCTTTTGCTTCTAGCTGCTTGATAAGGTTTGGTGGGACTACCTTAATCGTTGTAAACTCCCCGAACACTACCGAATCCGCTTTTGGATCCGATGTTGAAAAGTTAGTTTCTACAACCCGAGCTGTAAAGGCCATGGGTGGTAACATTTCAAAATCAACTACTGGAACTGTATCTCCAATGTTGGGACGTTCGCCAAGCAGTGATACATCCACGCTATATTGATACTTCGGATGGTTATAATATTTCATTTGTTCTTTGCCCCAGGCTAAAAGTTCAGCCGGCTTGCTTAATGTTTCAGACGTGATAGCACCCTCAATATATGCTTTACCATCATTGTATTTATCGTTTGCTTCATCATCGACTATGTACGGGAGATTAGTAACAACGCCCGCGCTGTTTTTCACCTTGTTTACACTGGTGATTGTAGATGGATTCCCTTTGTCATCTGCTACCCCATACACAAAAAGTTTTGTATAAAAATCAGCGTCCAATCGTTTTCGAGAAGCACCTTTTATATTGTGGCGGTACTCAAAAAGCTCTCCTGTTTTTTCTCCAAGTTTACTAACCAACCTCACACAACGCTTGATGGAGTTATCCTTATTGATTTCTGCGTATGCTTCAACTTCCACTTTAAATTCTTTGATGGCGTTATCCAGTGCCGCTTGACTTGTTCCTGCTTCAATAGCGATGGTGTTAACCGGTGCATCAAACTCATTGAATGGATTCAGCGTCCAGCCGCTCCGCTGAAAAATGTAAGGAAAGATTTGTGATGACTTGGCATTTGTAAAGGTCTTGGTCTCAATTTGTGTATGAGCAAGCTTCCATATACAGCTATTAAATGCTTCAATGTTTTTGTAATGGGTTTGTCCTACAACATCATCGCTCACTTCGTAAATCGTAAAGAGTTTCCATAGTTTACTTGCTTTGTCCTGTATCAGTAATTCCGTTCCGTTCTCAAGCATTTCTATTTCATCTTTGCCGTTATAAGGTACGGAGAGGGATAGCGATTCTGACCATATCTTGTTAAGTTGACCATTATCTGATTCGCCCGCTTCTGCAATTTTATTGTTATGCAGATCCGACACATAACGGCAGCCATTTCCTTTATTGGATAGTACCCCTTGTATCCTCTCATCCTTATCAAGTATATATATCATCTATCCTCAACTCCTTCCGCGCTAGTTATAACGTGGCGTGTAATCCAGTTGCCACTCATTGTTGGCGCTTGGTGTAGGGTACACACTAAACACACTCACTTCATTTGCTTTCATTTCAAAAAACTGACTGCCGATTAAAAAGTTACTCATGTAAGAGACACCATTTTTATAAACCCTATGATTCTCACAATCTATAATGATTTCGTCTCCTGCTTCGAGCACCACTTGTTTGGTATCACCTTGGATGCCATAAATGGACACATGCGCCAGCTGCATAAAGTTTGGTGTGTAAGCGACAGGCGTATCAAATGTATCTTCTGTGATGTCATGCTTGCCCAAGAAAAGAGCAATACCACCCAACTTGTCACCAAAAGCATTTGCGGTGTCTGTATACGTAGTTGTAAACTTCTTGCCAATCTCGATGCCTTTATCATTCAATTCCGACACCGTTGCTGTATATTTATTGCCTTGTTTTTTTAATCGAATGTATCCATAAAAATCTGTAAATGTATTTTCCATCGCAGACGTTGAAAGAGTTTTTGAAGTTGTGTAAACCTTCGTTTTCCCCTTGCTGTCTGTTGTTTTCATTTTCCCTCTGACGGATATTTTCTTTGTCCGCGATTTTTTAGTGATCTTCGAACCATCGCGCGTTGATAGAAACACGTCTCGATACTTACCAGGTTCGGACTCATAACCAATTTGAGCGGCTACAAGGTTTTCTAATGAAATATCATTATCTTTAACCATCAACTTTCCGATACGTTTTCCATTTGAATCTAATAAATATAATTCCAGTTTGTTCATGGCCCGCTGTGATTTGTTGTTAAAATTTACGCGTGCATATACTTCCCAATCTGTTAATGATTGTGTTAAAAACTGTTGATAAGCTGCACCGTACCATCCCTTTTTACCTTTGCCATTTGGATTTGTGCCGAAAAAGTCTTTGCCATTTTTCTGGCCAATCGCTATCGCTTCGGCTGTATTTCTAAACGTGGCATCAGAAGCAATCTTTCCGTTTTCAATTAAAAAGGTTGGCGTTGTTATCTTTGTCCACTTGGTTAATGTTTTACAATCATCATCCATCACTCGTGGTTTCTGATCTACTGGACTATCTTGTGACTCATCATCAAAGCCAGCACCTAAATACACGTATTCTTCACCGTTGCTTATACCGACTTTTGTTAGCGGATCTTTAGTAACTAACGTAAAGACCGGACGTGTTATTGCTGTGCCAATTGGTGTGATTGTACTTGTAAGAGCGTTGAGATTGACCGTTTGTTTTAAACCTTGTCCAACACCTTCACTACAGCTAAATTTAATGGTGATGATTGAATCCGAAACACCTTGAGCCACACGCTGCGGCTGTGTAAATTCAACAGGGTGCACCCACCATGTAACGTCTGGATCATCACTCAAAATTAAAGGGTAATCTCTGCCATCACTTGTTTGCACAATCAGTGATGAGATGTCTCTAATAAGTTGAGTGCGTTCCTTGTCTGTATCCACAATGAGTAAGCACTCAATCTCAATTGTGGTTGCACCAAAGCTAGTTCCGTTATAAATCACACCAAACATTCCTGGTATGTCCTCAACTTGTTCCGTCATGGCAGGCGTTGAGTCCTTGCGTATATCCGTAACATTTAGGTTTAAATCCTTTAGGCTGTCATAACCACAATAATTAATACTAGGCATCTAGCGTCTCCTTTCCAATGCAAAAAGGGCGTCAGTTTAAATGACACCCTTTGCACCACTATTAAATAATTCCTGTCGCAAGATTACGCTTAAACTTTTCTTTGGAAGCATAGTGCTTGTTGCTATCGTGGATTTCTTTACTGTCTAAATACACCGATGTATCCTTGAGCAAGATTTGAGTAAGCAGCTTGTTGGACTCAGCCAATGCATCTACTTGTTGTTGCATTAACATAAGTTGTTTAGCCAATAGCGCCGTATCTCTCTGATCTGCAACAGGTGTACTGGATGTGCCGCGGTAGTTATTTAAACGCTGTAAGCCTACACTGCGGTTTTTGTTTTCGTTCAAAATACCAAGCTGTTTTCCGGCCTGTACCCACAGTGCTTTAGCGCGTTCTTTGTAACGCTCAAGCGGTATGACTACCTCGCGTTTGTTTCCTTCACCAACCATGGCCATGTGCTCTTTGTTGATAAAGCCACCCTTTGCATAACCCATAGCCGACGGACTAAAAGCCACGCCATTTCTGCGTGTTTCAAAATGCAGATGGGGACCAGTGGAGTTACCAGTGGAACCAACCGCACCAAGGTATTGACCTAACGATACACGCTGTCCAGTCATTACACCGCGACGGCTCATGTGGCCATAAAGATAAGACATACCGCCACCTGCAGCTACATGGACCACGTTACCATAGCCACCATAGCCCGAACCACTTACGCCATAGCCTGAATAGATTACAGTACCTGCTGACTGCGAAGGAATGGGCGTGCCGATCATCGCGCCATAGTCATGCCCTTTGTGGAGTCTACCCCACCGCATACCATAGTTCGATGTTTTACGGAATGCAGGACCGAAGCCGCGCCCATGAGAAGAACCAACCATGGCTGCATAACCACCGTTTTCACTTCCACCCATTAATCCTTGTGCAATCTTATAAAGGTAAGACTTACCTGCATCAACCGCTTGTACCACTGCGCCTTTTGCCATAGACAAAGGTACGGTGGCCATACGACCGAATCCAGATTCAGCAATCCGGTTGATTAGGAGTTTGCCAATTGAAGCTTTATCTTTTACCCAATCCCAAATCCCCGAGCCCCAATCCTTTACCTTATGATAAGCACCTTTTGCGGCTTCTGCTGCCTTACTCCACATACCGCCTGTACCATCTTTAAAAGCAGGAATGTAATCGCTAGGTTTGCCACCACCAAATAACTGTTTTGTTTTCTTACCGCTAACAACTTCAGTTCCTTTTGGCAGATTAACAAGTGTATCTTTATTTGGTGATAAGCCCATCTTGCCGTTTGGTAATACGATTAATTCATGTTCGCCACCATCACCAACAACTGCAAGACCACCTTTATGGCCGCCTTGAGGTGTACCGTTTTTGAAATGTGGCGCTTCCCATTTGCTAATACGTGTATCTGATCCGAGTTTATCTAAAACCCAGTTGACACCACCAATGGCTTTATTAACACCCCACTCAATACCAGATATTAATCCGTTACCGAGTTTTTTTGCACCATCAACAAGCGCATCCTTACCTTTAGCCAATCCGTCTGCCATCTTACCTGGCACCTTTTTGACGTAATCAACCATGTCTCTAAACTTATCAATGGCTCTATTTTTCAAGTCACCGAATTTACTAATCATGTTCCCTGCGAATCTACCGATGCCAGATATTACGTTGCTGATCCCATCGGAAAAGAAATTCTTGATACGACTCCACAAGCTTTTGATTTTGCCTATGACATTAGAGACAAAGCCACCTATTGCCTTGACGATATAAGCAATAAATTTATAAGCAATGGTTGACCGAATGGCACTAATCGCACCAGAAAAAATAGTTTTAATTCCTTGCCAAACCTTTGTCATATCTCCTTGGACAAAGCCTGTAAAGACTTGTTTAATCCCTGAAAATATCTTTTTAATCCCATTAATCATGCCCTTGAATTGCTCTTTAATTAACCTTACAGCCGTTTGTATTTTATTAATGGTTTCTGGTGTTAAGCCAATCTTAGCAAGTAACTTGGCGCCTTTATTATTATCACCCTTAAACAAGCTAACAATAGCAGACCCAAAATCCTTAACCCACTTTAACCCCTTTTTAATAGCACCCCATAATTTATCTACAATGGCACGAAACGTTTCGGAGTGTTTGTAGGCAAGTCTGAATCCTGCTACTAAAGCAATAATACCTGTAATAATGAGTCCTATTGGATTCATAAACATGGCACGCCCAAGAATTTTAAAACCAACTGCAGCTAATCGAAGTGCTGTGACCAATCCCTTACCGATCACGCCCGCTACTTTACTAAGGACACCACTAAACATGCTGAGCCCTCTGCCTAATCCCCTGACCGTTGCCAAAAAACCTCTGCCCATTAAAGACCCTACCCGAGCAATTTGTGAGCCGAATGAGCGCAAAACACCTGTAGCTCTACTAAAACCACTGCCCATTGCCCGAATTGCACCAGTAGCCCCTCTAGCGATTCCAGAAAAGGCACTTGAAGCAACACCTCTAATTCGACCGAACACGCCACCGAGACGACTCATGGCTCTGGACATTCGGCTTGTTCCTTCTTCCGAACGACTAAACAGCCCGAAGATTTTGCCGAATATACCAAAGAACGATTTAACACCTTTGCCAACAATAGAAAAAGCGATGCCCAATGGTGCCATGGACGCCGCTATTCCAGTAAACGCAAGTATGGCAATTTTTGAGCCGTCACCTAACTTTGCAAACCACTCCGAAAAGCTTTTGATGTAAGGAGAAACCTTTTCCAGAATGGATGTGCCTAGCTGTAACAAAGTATCTCCAAGCGGTTTAAGAGCCACTTGGAGCTCACGAGTTGCTTTTGTGAATTGAACCATCGGCTTAGAGTCATATTGCTCTTTTAAATCGCCCGATTTTCCACTTTCTATTTTCTTGCCTTTTTTCAAACCGCTGACGGTTGCGTTAATGGTATCTAAGTCAATGTCTTCCCCTTGAGTACCACTGACTGCTGCCCACATTTGTTTTTGTTTAGTAACTGACTTTCCTTTTGCTTTTTCTTGCGCTTTACCAAGAAATTCAGTGTAATCTATTTTTTTATTTTGGAACTGTTTAAACTCTTTACCGAGTCCAACGGCACTATAAGTTTTTTTATCTTCACTGTTGATTCGAATAGCGCCCTCTTTGATAAAGTCCTGAACCTTATCAGCATTCCAACCGCCCTCTTGTATTCCTGCGGCAATGGCACCTGTAAACTGACTTGTTGTAATACCCATATCTTTCATGAGCGGTAAATACTCTCTGATCTCGTCTAGCTCTGTGACTCCCGCTTCTCGTAATCGAAGCAGTTCATCATAAGCTTGGTTTGCGCTTAAGTCATACTTTTTCATGAATGTATTGAGTGTAGCTATAATTTGCTCTTGTTCATATCCAGTGGCCTGCGCAATAACATACGTCATGTTGGCTACATCTTGTGCTTTTTTACCCTTTAATCCTGTTTGAGCTTGTACCCCCGCTCTTGCTTCCGCGCCCTGCTCTGGGGAATCTGAATATACTTTTGCATAGGCTTGGGTAATGTCCCGAGAGATTTTCTTGGCGCTATCCTTTGTGGTATTCATTAAACCGGTTATTTTTAATTCCGCATCACTAACCATGTTTGAAACTTCGACACCGATTTTTGTTATAGCTGCAAGCGGTACGGTAAAAGCAGCAGTAAGGGCAAGGCCTATCTTACCTATACGCCCTCGCAATGCTTCAAAGCGACTGCCCGCTTCTTCTGTTGAGTCATTGACCTGTGTCATTGAGTTTCTAACTGCAATACCTTGTGTGCTTAACTCTTCAAATTGCCGCTCTAATCTTGCTAGGGACTCTCGTGCGTTGGCAGTTCTGGAATCCGTCTCTCCAAACTCATCATTCATTCGTTGCACAACTCTGCGCTGTGCTTCAATGGCTCTTTCGGACAGTTGTGTTTGACGTGTGATACCGTCTAACTGTCTTTGATAAGACCCCATCACATCCCCAGCACTCCGTAGCGCACGAGATGAGTTGGCTGTTTCCCGCTCGATGTCGCGCATCTCGTTTGTTAGTTCGTTAACCCCTTCGCTTGCATAGATCATCTCACGACGAGTTGAATTGAGCTGTCTCTCATAGTTGGAATAAGTCACGACATTACGATTGATTTGTTCCGCGAGTTTTTGAGCCTGTCTGGATGACTCCCCATGCACCCTTACAGCATCTTGGTGCTTACGGTTCAACTCATCCATCTTACGGCGTTGCGCTTCCATGACTCGTTCTAAATTTTCGGCATGGCTTGCTAAACCACCATAAGACTTTTCGGCATCACCCAATGTGCGGAGATTGGCTTTCATGGCTGACTCTGCCAGTCTCACTTGTTGATTAATGTTATCTAATGTGTTCTGAAACTGTGAGCCATTCATGGATAGATTAATTATCATATTACCGATTGGATTGCCGTTTTGACCTTGCGCCATAAGTTAACCTCCTTCCCTCTTAAATCTTTGCAAAGAATTCTTCTGCACTCATGCGGTCGTTGCTTATCTTCTCACCTTTGGTCATGATCTCCATAAAGTAACTCATGTCCATTGAATCTATGTCATGAAGCTTCCACCCATTTTTGAGCAAATCTGCATACATAGCTTCCAGATTATCTACTGCTTTTTCGTAGGTGGGATTATCAACTACTTTCCCTCAACCATGTCCACCTGTCCCATTACGCCACCCGTTACACCTTCAAGCACGCTGTTAAGTACGTTTAATAAATCACTGGCAGATACACCATCGTAAATGCTGTCAAAGCTAACTGCTTCTGAGTCAAACATGCTTGCTACCAATGCCACCATTTCATCAACCACTTCAAGCTCCGATAATTCGCCTTTTTCGACCTTTTGACCAAATTTCATAGCTGTACGAAATTTACGGCCACTTACAAAATCCTGTGTGTATGTTTTGATTTCTCCCGCTTCGTTACGCAATTCAATTTTTAACATTTATAATTCCTCCTATAATTTAAAAAAGCGACCCTTTGCGGATCGCTTAGCTTGATTTTTTATTTAAGATTCGAACACCGTTAGTTTAAGAAACAGTAAATGTAATTGTGTCACCTGCATAGACGTCAAACCATGTTGTTAGTAGCTCATTTTCGTAAGTGTACTCCATTTTTACATCACCATTCTTCACTGTGTTAAACTTTTTCATAGGTACTCTGAAAGTGATACCATGAACAGTTTCTTTCCCACGATTTCTAACTGTTACAGTTGTTACACCATTTTTATCTGTGACATCATACCAAATGTGCTTGTTGATGTACTGGTATCTGTCCTCATATTTACTACGAGTTGACCAGTAAACATTTTGCTTGTCAAACTCCGCAATTAACCACGTCCAAAATTCTTTTGCGTAAGCACGAGTAGAAGCTATATCACCTTTCTTCCAATCAGAACTATACTTGGAACTGACCGTCAAACCATCACTTGCTTTTTCACTATACATAAAGTCATGTAAATAAAAGACGTGAGGGAGTTCCATTTCCGCACTGCGCTTGAACGCTTCTGGAAAATACGTTGTTTTAAGTGTATTTTTATCGTATTTAAAAAAGCTTATGTCTAATACTGGATCATTCCAACCATGCTTCATCATGTTCCCAACTGGCAATGGGCGTTTAACACGCATTCGAGAAATAGTCTCGGCAAATGCGTAACCAGGGAAGTATTGCGGTGAACATAAGGTTGCATCTGTTTGGTCTGCGATGGTAACAGTATTAGGATGATGAGAGTACCAACCACCTGTTAAAAAGATAAAAGGTTTAGTTAATGCTCCTTTATTTCTTAAGTCGGTAATACTGCCCAGCATGATTTGATTTTCGTCAAAATAGGTATAAGAAACCTTAACCGTTTTACCAATCTGACTTGCATTGAATTTAATATACCCGTCAATTAGAGATGCTTTATTGTACGTTGTTTCTTCATTGATTGCGTACTCTGTTGCTCCCGGATTACCACTGTCAATTGATGTGCTTTGCTTAGTAAATGTGATAGTATCATCCTGTGATTTAATACCTGTTAAACTAGCTTTAAATGGCTTATCAATTTTAACCAACTGGTCACTACCTACTACACAAAGTTCATCAGTAACCGTCATAGAGTCTTCGTTAAAATGATTGTGAGTATGTGTACCAATGCCAAAACGTTGATTGTCTGTAAATCCTCGCATCCAACCTGCTAACTCTGGTGTAACTTTCTTGGATACAAAACCAAACTCCATCGGCTTTCCGTCAAACGCATCAATTATTACTTGTATAGCATCACGATCAGTTGTTCCACAACAGTCAAGACCTAAACCTACGATTCTTCGTCCGTATGCTGCATCAAGTGCTAATCGTGTATTTTTTTCTTTATCTAAAATTATAGGGAAGAAGTTACCTAGATTAATGTATTTATAAGCAGCTAATGTTGTTGTATTACCTCCACCACTACCACCATAACCGATGATCATAAAAGAGCCCGGACGATAAGCCACTGTATTAGCTGTGAGCGCACCTTGTGTAGCCTTAATTGGAAAAACTGTCTTTGGATCAGTAGATGTATAGCTGTTTAGATAAGCAGAAGATGGGATACATTCGCTTCTTAAAATGTTACTTGGAAAAGAACTGTCAACTGAAAAGCTTCCAGTAAGTGCGCTCATGTTTTGTGTTGTTCGTGCTAGTCCATTTAATAAGTCCGTCATATCTGCTGCGTTGGCATCCATGCTTCCGTTTGCCGCATATTTTTGTAATTTCAGTCCTGCAATGGAGAACCACATGAAGAATACGCCAGCATCCATAAACTTTTTCGCTGCTGCTTTAACTTGTGCAGGAGTGCATTTTGTTGTATATGGCATGATGTGTGCGTGTTGGAAACAGAAGATATCAAATTCGTTTTTCCAAGCATCTGCATTGTCAACAAACGCTTCGTAACCACACACTTCCATTGTGATACCAGCTTTAAATTTATCTTCTGGCATAACTAGAGTGTACTCAACTTCGTCTTTTGATGGGCGAACAAACAGTAGGCGATGCTTTCTTTTTAACTTTTTTGGCGATAAATAGCTTAATTGCTCATGTGCTTTTTTAGCCTTGGCGTAAGAAATAACATCCAATTAAATCACCACCCATTTTGCACCATCGAACATGTAAGCTGTAGTTGTATCAATTTCAAAAAACGTTGCGCCAACTTTAATATTAGATGTTGGTTTTGTATCGGAAGAGTTGCCGAAGTATTCCATATTACTCCCCGTTAGTTTAACATTCATCTCGCCTGTAAATGGCTCATAAGCATTAGTTGCTGGATTGAAAACCTGCGGTATCGGATCGCCGCTCGCATCTCTTAAAATCTTTTTATCATTAAACACCGCCTAAACCCCCTTCATTAATTATAAAAAAAGAGAGGTCAAATGACCCCTCTACGTAGTCCGAGAGCTTTATGCTCGTGCAGCTGTGTTAAAAGGTGTGAGAAAAAAGCTCTCTCTTTTAGGGTGTGTTACCTGCTTTTGTTGGCATAATCCACTGTTTAAATTTTTCTGGCGTAAAACCTGGATCAGCTGTAGAACCTTTACCAAACACATACTCATCAGATCCACGAGCAATAAACTCACCAGTAATAGAGTCCGTTTGTAATTCTACACCTTTATCTTCCTGTGTTTTCAATTCCCCGCCGTCTTGCGTAAACTTACCCTTGGTAAAGCCCAGATACAATCCGTTACCATCTTTATCTGCCGACTTAAGGATGAGCGCCACATAAGGTGGACGTGTCTTGGCACCAATTTTAATAATGCCATCCTCCCCTTTTTCTGCACCCATGATGTCTGTATATACCTTAGATGGCAAGTCTGCCACGCTTAAATCCACTTTAGGATTAGATGTACCTTGAGCCGATACGTGGAAAGGCACGTTTGATGCATAAGTGGTATTCATGGCTGCGCCAAGACCACTAATCTTTGCATCAATAGCACCACCCTCCATTGCATTGATTTCATGTACTTTCGTTGCGTATCCGTCTTTATCTAAAATACCGATGTATGCTTTTTCAAAGCCAACTGTTGCCATGTCAAAACTCCTTTCAATTTTGGTGCTTGGGTTTTTTAGTCAAAAAAAATAACACCCAATAGGTGCTATGCGAAGTTAAGTTTTTGCGATGTCGTGTATCGTTTGTAAATGCGTAAAATGTTGTTGAAATCTTTGTCACGATCTACACCAGATAAATTGCAGGCCCAGCCGTTATGATTCATGATTTTATCAATTTCATAGTAATATTTATTGGCATCCTTATAGCTGCGAATCCAAATATCCACTTGGACAGTTATCGACATGCTATTTGCCAGATTGGATGCAAATCCATTTTGATACGAGTTGATTTCATTCACCCGCACAATCGGTAAAGCAGTGAGCTTTTGATAATCTTCGTCCACATCCACCAAATGAATATTTACGCCTTTGAACAAATCAGAAGCGGACAAAATATCATAAACCATGTTAATGGGAATTTTTATCATAGTCCTAAGCCCCTTCTGATTTCTTCCTCAAGCATCGAGATAATGTCTTGTTGCATGCTTTCTGCTGTGCGCTGTACAAAGTTTTGCGGACGTTGCTTAATTGTACCTAATTCCGCAAAATGTACCCTCCAAGACACTTCTTTGTCATAACCGACTTGGATTTCACCATCTTTCGGTGTGCCAACTACAATATGTTCTCTTAAATGGGCATCATTGTAACGACCTAGTGGTGTGTTTACACTTAATTGATCCGCTACTTTTTGAGCCACTGTTTTCATAGCCTTTGTTTCCACATTTCTATTTGCACGAGCAAGCCGTTGGAGCTCCGATGTCACACTGTTTGTATCAACATCTAATCCCATACTTACGACACCTTCTTTACAATGACGGCCGTAATATCTTTTTTTACATGATCGGGATTAACTTGGATGATTTCATACGGTTGCCCTCTCCATTCGACTTTCCAAGCTGTATCGATCTCTTGTTTTTTGTACCGAATGAAGAAAGTAATCGTATTTTCAAGCACTGTACCAATGGTTGCCTGTACTTCTTTTAAATATTGCGTGCGGACACTCGCCCAGCACGCATATTTGTCCACTTTTGTTTCAATTTTGTCGCCATAGTCATCTTTTTTAGACTCGATACCGTAAAAGGTGATACGCTCATTCATCTTCCCTGGATTCATAAGAGCACCTACTTATCATCTTTTTTCGATGGCGCTTGCTTCTTGCTATCCTTCTTTACGGCGGCTTTCTCCGCTTCCAAAAAACCCTCTTCTTGCAAAAATTCCACACGTTCTTTTTCGGCGCATTCGTAAGAATCACCCTCTTCATGCAAGATATGGGTATTTTTATCAATAAAATCCTTTAAAACCTTGTATTTCATGGGAAAATCACCTCGATTTCAGTTTTAACAGTAAATTTTGATACATTGTGTTGAATTTCTCCACATTTACCGTCGAATCACGATTTTCGTAATACATACCAACATGCAGCATAATCAACAAATCGTAACGCTGATCAACAAAACCGCCTACCGGTTCAGGTACGCCCGAATCCATCAAATCTTTTTTCGCTGACTCGACCAAAAGAGCAAGAATGTCATCATCCTCGCTCCCGTCGATTCGTAAATATTTTTTGAGTAAATCCATGTTTAAAGGCATCAAAATGCCCCCATTCTATTAAACTTTTGGCGCCGCTGCCACTTTAGCAATGCGGAATGCTGATTTCAGCTTAATTTTGTGGTCAAACCACGCTGTAAGCACAAAAAGCTCCACACCTGTTTTAACATCTTTGTCACGATCTTTAAGCATTTCGATGTCGTAGTTAAAGTGTGAGTAACGGAAGTCACCGATGATTGGATCAACCGCACCATCTGCAAAAATAACTGGCTTGCCAAGCACACGTTCTGGCGGTGCATCATAAAGCGTTGTGTTGCTGTTGGAAAGTTTTTCGATGATGTCTGAGTAATCCGCAAAAGACATAAGGATTTTCGCGTTTTCGCGGTAGTCTTCATGCAAGTTTGCAATAGCTGCCTTAATTGCAAGGTATTTATCTGTTGCTGTGACAGCTTTAATACCTGTTTGCGTAGAGTAGAAGGACATTTCCTCTTCTCCTACTTTTGGCGTTGTTGCTAACGCCACTTTCTTTTCTTTAGCAGCAAGACCGCTTTCGAGCGCTTGATCCACTACTTCCTCAAGGTTAGAATCCGAACCTTTTAAAATCGTTTCGGAAATCGGAACAAATACTTTAAATTTGCGACGACCGAATACAACCGTATCTCCTGTAGCCGACATTTCCTTTGCCGTTTCCAAATCATTGATAAAATCATCACTATCCAACTGGAAAGAGATTTTCGGCACTTCAAGGTTTGTTTCATTGGTAAAAGTAGAGATGTCACGCAATGGGTTTTTTACAAATGGTTCATGAAGCAGCTCGTCCGAAACAGTCTTAGGTAAAAGTTTCTCACCACCAGTGTTGTTGCGGTCACCAAGAATCGCCTTTGCTTCATCGGACATGGAACGTCCTTGCATTGTTGCGCGAATCATTTCAGCTTTTGCAGCTGTCATTTTCGCTTTTGGATCTTCAATACCACCCAACGTTTGTTGTTTAGCTTGGAATTGAGCTTGTTGCTCTTTTTCCATTTGATCATGTTGCGCTTTTAGGATGTCGAAGCGTTGTTGCACATCTTCTTTTTGCGCTTTTAATTTTTGTACGTCCGTAATATCTGACGATGGATTTGCAACCAGTGCCACAATTTCATTTTCTAGCTTTGCTTTTTGATCTCCAACAGTTTTAAGTGCATTTTTCAATTCAAATAGGCTCATTTTCATTTGGTTAATCCCCCTAAGATTAAGTTAGTAAGTTGTAAATCTGCTTTTGTTTCTTCTAAAATCTGCTTGCGAAGCTCGCTGTCATCTACAGCTACTGGCTCTGGTTTTGAAATAAGGCTCTCAGGTGTGTTTTTGTATTGTGCAAAGAACTCTTTATTCACACTTGCAGCTACATCAACAGCACCCTCAACAACGTCACATAACCCGTAGTCATAGCACTCTTGAGCTGTTAACCAAGTCTCTGCATCTAGCAAGTTAATAAGTGTGTCACGATCCATCTTGTCGCCCGTCTTAGCTTGATAAGCGGCAATCAAACTCTCACGCATCTTGTCCAAGTCATCAGCGACTTTGCGGAAATCTGATGAGTTGCCATAAGCGATAGTCCAAGGATTGTGAATCATCATCATGGCGTTTTCGGGCATAAAAATAGTGTCACCCGCCATTGCGATGACACTTGCGATAGATGCAGCCAAACCATCTACATGTATATTTACTTTTGCTTGGTGCCTTTTCAAAATGCTATAGATTGCATTCCCTTGAAAAACAGAGCCGCCCGGTGAGTTTAAATAAATATTTAATGTCTTAATGTCACCGAGTGATTTAAGATCATCACTAAAACTCTGTGCAGTCGTGTCCGAGTCATCCCATTTGTAGGAAACAATGTCCCCATAAATTGAAATCTCTCCAACTTGATCCGCTGCCGCTTTTACTGTCCAAAACTTCTTCATTCGTTCTCACCCCCTTTCAGTGCTTGTGTTGGTGCTCCTTTACCTGTTCTTTCTGCCACTGGCGTATCAATTGGATACAAGTCACCACTAACAAACGGCATGTCTCCACCAGTTACTGGCGGTAGCTCTTCCCATGCCCGAATCTCGTTCGGTGAATAAATACCAGACCGAACGCCTTTAAAATACGCTTCGGCTTGCGTGGCCGTATCTGCTCGCAATAAAGCCTTAAGGTTAAATTTGTAGTAATAACCTTGCAAACGTTGCTCTCTTGTGAGCATTTTTCGGTTAAATTCTTGTTCATACTGAGTGACGATCGGGAGCAAGGTTTCTTTCACAAATTGAAGGCTTTCCGCTCCACTACCAGAACCGCCACCTTTTGTGTCACCAAGCATATAAGCTGGTAAATTATAAACACTGGCCACCCTACTACGAGTAATTTGTTCCACTTCAAAAAGTTCTGATTTAATAAAGCTTCTTTCGTTCAATTCGCTGATTTCAAACCCTTGTTCTTGGAAGATAATGCCCCCATTGTCCGTATAAAAATCGATGAAGTTTTGCACAATTTCTTTTTTCTTCTCTTCACTCACATTGCCAGTGTACTTTAGGAGGAACGATCGTTTTGCACCGTTCATTTGTTCTGTGCTAAACGTCCGAATCTGCTCATCAAATTCCAATGTATTGCGAAGAACATCGATTGGACTAATACCTTTAAAGCCAAAACCATGAATATGTTTGAAATGCAGCATGTCGGTGTTGTAAACGTAATAAACGCCTTTATCACCCTTAACCTCGTACCATAATTCCATTTTTTCTTCTTCAAACACCGGTGTAACTTTTAACGGGTCAATAATGTGTAGCGACTCCACTTGAAAGCCGGCACCATAGATTTTAATGGCATACGCATTGCCTGTTGTATTGCGCAAAGCTTCCAGTGTTCGTTTAAAATCGAACGCTGTTTGATTAAGGTTAGGTTCAAAAGAAAGCAAGTCAGATCCTGGGTTCTGCACTGGCTCAAAGTCTTTATAGAGTTTTAAGGGCAAACTAGCGATTGAATTGGATAACTTGGACACTGCGGAAAAGATGGTTTCATTTGTAGCCAGTTCCTTTCCCGCTTTGCTGTTCATATTTCGTGATGTCTTAATTTTTTGCGTGCTGTATCCAGATCCAGCATAAGGATTAGCAGCTGCCGCAAAATACTGCACCTTGGTATAAAAGTTTTTCATACTTTGCCATAGTCCCAAATAATCACCTCCTTCCAAGAAGTTCACTAAAGCTCATGGATTTTATTTGGCCAGTGCTTTGCGGTTGAGCCATTAACTTAACCACTTCGGTGTGCGCATTAAGCAAGGCGGCAAAGCCATCAATTTTTCGGTATCGATTTTGTTTGGTAGGTAACCAGTTACGATTACGGTCCTCTTTCAACTTCACATTATTGATATACCAACGTAATAATTTATTGTTGTTAAAAATCACCTTGCCATCCAAGAATAAGTTTTTTAAATCCTTGAGTGGATCACTAAGCGTAAGAGCACCCTGCCTAACAATTTCCATCGGGAACCCAAATGCAATTAAGTCCTGAACCAAGCGATATGCCTTGGCTGGGTCATAAGCAATCTTTTGTATTGAGTATTTTGAAGACATGGCCACAAACCAGTCATAAACCAGTTCGTGTCGCACATATTCACCCTCAACAATGGTGAGCAAGCCCGCTTTTGCATATGCTTCATAGTTAATTTTTTCATTGTCTGCAATAACTTTTTTACGCGGAATCCATGAATGGGAGAGTGCAAAAACCTCACCTGTGGCCATCATCGGAAATTCCAAACAAGCAGATGTGAAATCCTCTGTCTCTGACAAGTCAAATGCTCCGATACATGTGGCGCCAGCAAAGAAATCAATATCCACAACTTTGTTATTTCGCTTTAGAACCTCGTAACTCAAAAAGGATTGCTCGTCCGATTTAACAAAGAGGTTCAAACGTTTTGTGATAAAGTCGTTCTTCTCTCCTGGAATGTGCTTCACCTTATCCCAATCATCAATCATTCCTGCAATTTGTTGCGTTTTCCCCAAACTTGGATTTGCTTTGCCCCACATTTCCGGATTGTCTATTTCTTTTGGATCATCAAGCTCGGCCATAAAATAAAAACTCCGCTCGTCATCCACAATGCCCTCTAATACATCCGTTCCATGTTCGTAATAATCAATAAGCGGGCCATCTAATTGAGTGCCCGCTGTTGTGATATATACGATGAGTGGTTGCTTGCGGGATCCGCGCGAGTTTTTGATAACGTTAATCAACTTGTAATCTTTGTATTCATGGATTTCATCGAACGCTCCGAAACTTGTATTCTTACCATCTAGCTTTTTACTGTCTGTTGCCAACGGCTTGATGGTGGATATAGTTTTCGGAAATCTAATTTCATGCTGTCTTGCTTCAAAATGGCGGTTCAGCAATGGCGAACTTTCAACCATCGCCTTACACTCTTCAAACATTTCCCTTGCCTGTTCTTTTGAGTTGGCAAGTTGAAAAACCCTTGCCCCTTTTTCGCCATCTTTTGCCGCAGCATAAAGTGATAGCCCCGATGTCAGCGTCGTTTTTCCGTTTTTTCGAGCAACAAAAATAAGGCCCTCTTTAAAGCGCCTTAGTCGTGTGTCTTTATGCACCCATCCGTAAAGAGAACCAACACAAAAGTGCTGCCATCCATCCAGTTCCAAACGGCTGAAATCCCCTTGAGACGGCTTGCAAAACTTTTCGATGAATTGAATCGGTCGATATCCTGCATCCTCGTCAAAAACATAGGGGAATTTTTCTGTCCCTTGCCTTTCCAGGTCTTTTAAATGGCGTTGACATGCCAGAAATACTTTTTTTGATGCAATGATTGTGTGGGTAGTCACACCTATTGCATATTCGGTGGCTTGCAGTTTTTTAGAAGGACTCGAAATCATCGCTACCGCCGTCCTCTGGATCTACGACACTGGAAACCTTTCTATCCGAGGCAGGGGTAAGTTTTAATTCCGCTTGTAGCTTTCTTTGTTGCTCCACGATTTTTAAAATTTTATCGACCGATTTATTTTCTCTGAACATTTCTTGAGAGCCGTTTTTAAATAATTCCACAGCGCCCCGCAGTTTTATGTCATCGATTGCCGCTTGTTTCAATTGTTCCAGCAACACAATATTATCAACTAGCATAATTGTCCGTTCGCTCAAGTTCGCATCAATGCGTAATTCTTCGACAATTATCTTAAACATAGTGCGCGCAGCTCGATTTTTTATGTTGGTTTTTGGCTTAAACATCAAATTGGGACCCCCCCTCATCATATAAAAGGTTTCCGCGTCGCAAACGAAGGAGCCCATCGACCGAAAGAGAGGATAATTCTCTAATCCCGACGGTAGGGGGGCTATTCGCTTCACCACGCCATTTTATTTTTGTTCGTGACTCAAAGAGACTGAAAATAAAATCGTCTCTCTATCGCTTTGTTAGACACCTTAAAATCAATTCATGAAAATAACACTTTTGGTAGTATGAAAATCATCATCACGACTTCAATGTTTCATGTTCACTCATCATCAACGGCATATCATTCATTCAGACCGCCATAATGAGCCACTGTTGCACGTTTGCATCCCTTTGAGTGTTTTGGTAGCCGAAAGGAAAGAAAACGCCACACAAGGCGATTACAGGAGTTTAAACAGAAAAGGATTATAAGAACCCATAATCAAACAACTAGCATTACTGCATCCCCTCTCGTTCTTTCGCTCTCTTATGTTCGAGCTCTTCTCTGCTTTTGAATAACCTAACGCCATAATCTGTTTTCTCTAAAACAAATTCGAACTTTTCACATGCTTCTTCAATGGTCGCCTTTAATTCCGCAACTTGTTCTTCTTTTTGATCAATTATGATTTTGTCATATTTGAGCGCTTCCGCAATGTTCGTCATTACTCGTACATCATTACTAATCATTTCATAAACCTTATCCCTTAAATTAAATTGACCCATCCTTACCACATCTCCCTATTTGGTTTTGACGTAATCACATTTACGCCCCTTGGTTTTCTTTGCTGAGTGCCATGATGTATTTTGTTATGACATGCATTACATAAGCTTATTAAGTTATCAAGTACCAAGCCTAGCTCTCTATGATCCTTGTACTCTTTGATGTGATGCACCATGTCTGCTGGCGTAATCACTTGATCATGCTTGTAGCAATGTTGGCATAAATAATCGTCACGCATTAAAGCAAGCTGTCTGCACTTACGCCATGCTGTGCTGCGATAGAATCGATACGACTCTGGATCACGTTTGTATTTGTTGTACTGCTGATGTTTACTTTCCATCTGCTCACCTCTTAGCAAAAAGAAAAGAGGACAGCGGTTGGCCATCCTCTTGAAATATTATTTAAGCTTATCGAGATCTAGCTCATCATATTGTCTCGGCAACGTGCTGTATCCTTACCTTGTGTCCTAGTTGCTCATACCATCCTATCGTTATCTGATTAGGGTGTCGTGAACTTTCATCATTCGTTTGATATTCAAACTGTACATCTGTCAGCATTTCCACCTTCACACCATTCAATTCGACCTCTGGCACACTGGATACTGTATCAAGTGTAATAACAAGAAAGGGTTTGTTCATCATTTTCTCCTTATGCCTTTGACTTTAGAATTAATCATAAGATTTTCCCCATTTGCTCTTAAAGATCTTAAGTACTTAAATATATCTTTTACTTTTACTTTTACTTTACCTTTTACTTTAGGGATTATCGTCAACATTATGTTGCATTAATGACCGTTCAACGGGCAAAAATGACCACTCAAAGGGACATGAAGAAAATCAGTAACATGCAAAGTGTCCGCTTTATCCAGTATTTAGGTAAGAACAAGTGAAGTTGACGTGACTAAAAGAAAGGTCATAGAGTTAATGTCAACATAAACCCCCTTTGAGCGGGAGTTAATGTTACATTAATGACCACTCAAGAAAATTGAAGAAAACTGAAAGAAATTGAACGGACGTGAATGGGAGTTAATGAGATTACTCACTAACGTCTTTGCCAGCATTGCAAAAAGAACAAAGTGTTTGAAGGTTGTTATAAGCGTTTATAACTTCTGGTGGCATACATTCCTTATATCCTTTATAAACAGAAACGATATGATCGACTTGAAGATTATCCTCACTGCCACACCGTACACATTTATAGTTATCACTTTCAAAGACACAATTCCGTACCTCTTGTTTTTTTATGAAGTTACTGGAAATGTTTCGATAGTAATTCTTGAATGCTTGCTCACCCTTATTCTTTGCTCTCGCAAAGTTCCTAGTCATTCGCTTAAATTGCATAACCTTTTTTCACTTCCTTCTGATAGCACCTCGTACACGTTTGAATGTATCGCGTTTCATCCCCATCATATCCGCCCAATCAATAGACTCTGGTTTCTTCTTTTTACGTTTCTTCTCTTTACGATCAGCACGCTTCATTGTTCTCACCATCTTCTTTGAATGGCATAAAAAAAGGCACTCATTAAATGAGCACCTTCAAAGGGTAGTTGAATTTACATACAACACAACAACCAGGTAGCCATAACCTCGATTGTTGATAGTACAAATATAACAGGGTTAAAACCAAATGAATGAAAAGCCTGTGAAAATATTCCTAAAAAATTAAGAAAAGATTTTATAGCGGGAATTAAACATTGTTCTTTTCGCCGAACCATCTATCCATCGCAGCTGCACTGATAATCCAGTCCTTGCGCTTCTTTTCTGGCGCTTGAAAGAACTTGATAAGACCTTCATCAATTAGCTTTTGCGTGAGTTCTCTTTGCGATATGATGGATGGTTTAAGTTTGTTTTTGAGTGTATCTACAGGCACACCCCAACGGTATGCAGCTTCTATAATCGTCATGTATTGATCAATTGTTTTCTTCTTCATATTCATTCCCCTTTTTAAAAGAAGATTAGCCACCAGTCACCCAGTGGCCATAATCTTTACGCTTGTTGTACTTCGTATTGATTCCAGTCGCACATTTCTGATTCGTCTTCAATCTCTTCCCAGTTGTCCTTTACGTCCCAAGTAACCAGGTACTCATTGCCTTCAACATCCTCGCCAGTTGCTTTGTAATGTGGACGTTGACCAGATACTCCATCGATATACGGATCTTGCACCAATGTGATTTCTTTACCTTTATAAGTTACTGACATTTGAAATTCCTCCTAATTTTTATTGGTCTAAGATTGGCTTAAAATATTTTTCTTCTGCTTCTTTTCGTGCGGCAACGGCATCCTCTAGCTTTTCGTAATGCCCTAAATTAATACGATCACCTTTGAAACAGATATACGCCCGCCACTTATTTCTTGGTTTGTACCAACACACACCTTTATGGCCACTCTTATTACCGGCATGTAATTTGGATGTTAAAGCACTTTTTCGAGTGCCATCTATCTGATCGGATGCAATATGTTCTTTTACCTTTTTATCTCGTCCAGTACGTTGCTTGCACCCGCAGCTCTTTTGTTGACCAGACCTTAATGCGCCACTGGATACATAGGCAAGGTTACCGCAACTGCACTTACATTCCCACAACTTAGTGTTGTACTGATTTGTTTTATCGCTGAGTTTAATGACCGTTAAATCATGAAAGCTCTGACCTGTTAAATCAATGCGTTGTGCCAAGCTATCCTCCCCTTAGTTAAACATAGCCGCGATGCGATCACGTTGCTCTGTGCGAGTGTACTCACCATTTTCGATGATAAGGAAGTATCTTCTTTTGCCATCGTATAGCTCGTAAGCTCCATCATTTACCCAAAATACTTTATCGTCATATTGGTCAAACTCATCAGGCGTTAAAAACTTGCGGTCAAGTACAAATTTAGGATGTTTACCAACGATTTGAGCAACCCATGTTCTACATTTACGGCTGTCACCAGTAATTTCGATGGAGACTTTTCGTGATACTTTTTTGCTTTCTGCCCACGCCATGGCAAGTGCTTGAGCGAAGTATTCTTTTACTTTGCCACCGAATTTGTTTACTGCTTCCTTAGCGATTGCCCAAGCTCTTACCATAACGTTTTTCATTTTTATTTCCTCCTTGTTTGTTTCGATTTGATACTCTTAGTATAACCCACTTAGGTTATAAATACAACCTACTTAGGTTATTTTCTTTTCGTCATTTATCGACAAACAAAAAAGAGGACTGCAATAGCCCTCTCGTTCTTTAGTAGTGGTATAGTTAGTTGAGTCTTAAATAAATCAATATACAAATACCAGTCATGTCCTTTATGTGTAAAAAATCCGTCGCTCCCTTCCTTAGGTACTTTAAATCACTTCTAAGTGCTTCTGAATCCACCTCAAAACAAACGTTACATTGTACATGATCTATTAACTCTTCGATGCATTCAAAACATTCTTTCGAGCCCCCTATAGCAACTTCAAATTTATCAGTCATTCTCCATCCTCCCTCATTTTCTTCAACGTGCTTTGTCATCCTTTATCCTCCCTTTCATACCCATATTGTCCCCGATTGAGCAGTAACCCAATTTTTCTCACTTGTAATTGTACATTGTTCGAGCTTATCGAAATACACTTTTCTAAATTCAATTCGTGTGTATCCATGTGTAATTGATTTTACTAAAAAATAATCATCTTTTATTTCTATAATGACACCACTAAACGTTTCAGAATCCCACCTGCAAATTACACCATATCCAACTTGCAGCTCTTCTCTCATCCTTCACCCTCCTTATAATTATCTTTCTTTCTTCCAATCAATCGGATGCTTTTTATTTATAACATCTTCAAGCACGCTCAAGCCATAACGCATAGTCTCATCTTTATTTGTAAAAACATAATACTCTCTCGAATCAATAAGTACATCCGCACGCGAATGATTTCGTTTTATTGTGAAGTAATACATTTCCTTTTCAGTACTGCTACGAAATGTTTCGACAGCCCATCTTTTTTTAACTTCTTTATTTATACTTATACCCTTCGGCAAATATATCTCATCTTGTTTCATCATTAATCCTCCAATTCCATGCCAACAGGTCCATATGGACAGTTTGCAGACACTACAGGGAAATGTACTCCATTCACAACAAACGAGCCTATCGAATAATAATATCCGCAGTTCCCTGCATCTGCACTCATTTCAGCTAATGCGATTGGGTTCTGATTATGATACAAGGTCACTCTGACTTCATTCACAAACTCATCATTTCCATGTGGAATATTTACTTGCTCGCCAATCTCCACGTTGGTGATTACTGCATCTAATTTCACATTACTAAATTTGCCGTCTGCCGAAGCACAACAATCATTTTCACTTTCTTCCAGCGTAACGATTGTCCCGTCATCTAGTACAAGTTTATTTTCATTCCATTCTAAAATTCGTTTATATAGTAGGTGCTTTTCTAAATCCTTTGGATTACCGTAATTTATTTTCATTCTTCATCCCCCCAGATTTTCATTTTTTTACCCCACCATTATTACGGAATACATTCTGCAGCTGGTACACATGGCCATCTACTTCAATAACGGTCGCTATGCCCTTTTTCATTTTCAGCACCGTTACTTTTTGCTTGTACACGCCGTTTTTTACTTTCATCCTTCATCCTCCTTTGTGATTGTAGCAGCGGAAATGTTTTTCCGTAGCATCCTTGCCAAAACATCTTCCATATCATCGACCAATACTTCTTTTATAAATACCCCTCTCTGCAATGGCAATTCATCGACAGTTATAGGGTACCGAATGTCCATTTCTAATGATCTAGCTAGTCTAGAAATTTGCATAGCTCTACGTTCATCAAAGCAAACAATATAAAGACCACGCTCATGTGCAATTTTTATAAGTTCAGTTGTTTTTCCAGATCCTCTATCTCCATATATTAGTTTCATCCTTCATCCCCCTAACAATTTATTCTCCCAATCTCTCCCGTACTTCTCGTACAGTTTCTTAGTTAATTGCCTGTAATCCCTTTGGTACATTTCCTTCTCTTTCTTCTCATAACTTATCTGACGGTTTAAAGCATCAACCGCAATAGGGTTTCCGCTTTTGTATTGTTTATTAACTTCTCTGGACAACGATCTAACTAATGAGTTTTTTAATATTTCTTCATCCACATGCAGCTCTTGTTTCTTTGCTTTCTTCACACATATCCCACCAATGTAAACACCTATATGTTTCGGGATGTCATCTTTAACAATTTCGTATAGTTCTTTTGTCAAAACAAAGTAATTTAAATGTCCCACAAATGTTTTCTTTGCCTTGCTATAAAAATCACTCTTTGACACTTTTATTTCATAGCAACGCCATACACCTTTAGTGTCATAAGTCATATAGTCAACTCGTTCACTCCCAAACCACCCTATTGTTACCTCGAAGCACCCGAATGTACCTTGTTTGTGTGTAGCTAACCATATTTGCCTTTCTAAAAGAGTGGTTGTTTCTGTTTTAGCAATGACTCATCACCTTCCTTTGGACCTGTTTATAAAAAGAGGACTCCCCACCGGAAAGCCCTCATTCAGTTAAATGTTGTATTCCTTTTTTAACTTTTCCACTCGGTCCTTTACTTTGCCAACTAGTGCCTTTTCCTCTCGAATCTCCTTATCGGTTGCAGTCGGACGTTGTAAGTAATAAATCAATGCATGCTTGATGATTTGTAAGGACTTGTACTCTGTCATTGGCCGTCATCCTTTCCTGTTTTTAATGATGCCAAGTTAAGGTTTAACGCCAACCGATAAAAAGCTTTCCAGCGGATCTTTGCGTATGTCACATGACTGATCGGTGGCTGGAACTTATGACAGTACACGTTCATGTCTGTGAGGTATTCTGCTTCTGAGCACATGTACCGTTCTTCGATAAGGAACCTTTCCATCTTTGGTAACCGGTTGACTGCCCGCTCCACTCTATCAACAAAGTTAGTCCGTAACTGTTGCTCATTGACGTTGTAGGTAGCAATATCACCTGTCTGATCACTGGTTTGATTAGTTGGGCCATGATAACGCACCTCACTGCTTGCTGTAATGGCTGCTTCCCGTTCTTCAAACAAAACAAATTTATATAGCCTGTATCTTTCGAGGGCAGATTCGACCGCACGTTGCGTCGCCCTTCTATCTAGTTCTGGAAGTTCAAAACTCATTTGCATCCCCCTCATCGACATGCTGTTATTGCCCTTCGAAAAATGGTTTAGTCCAAGGCTCTACATTCACCACTTCTTCTTTCAGCCGTTCAGCGAACTGACTAATCTCATGCTGTGCACCACTACCAGGCTTACGCTTGCTGTAAAAGTTGAGTAAGGCCGTTAGGTTTGCGCTCATAACCAGGTTGCACGCTGCGGCATTAGGAAGCACTGCCCTGGCATCTTCTGCTGGTATGCCTAGTTCTCGCAATTTGTCATAGGTTTTTTGAGCGTGTGCCATTGATTCCAGGAACAGCAAATCTGCTTTTGATTCAAAGTAAAGTGCGTCGGTTGATTCTCCGTCCACCTCGATTTTAATTCCATTTTTTTTCACGCTGTCAGGTACAACAAATTTAAAACCGCCGCTTTTATCACCACTACCGAATTTCGTGTATCTCTGGCTCTGCACCGAAAAACTAAACCCTACTCTATGCCTGGTTAACTGCGCCAGTAACGACCGACTCACACCAGATATAACGAAGTGGAAATCAATATGTTCGAGCGTACTCGTGTGTTTTGATTTGACGATGTGCCTTATTAAGCGATCTGCTTCACTGCCAGTGCCGCCATCTGTTGCCACTTGACCAAAATACTTTTCACCTTCAATTTCGAACAGCTCGGCAGGCTTATTACTGCTGTAACAAGTACGGATAGCGGTTAATGCTACCGCTTGTCCGTCTGTTACGCCCCATTGTGATACCTTGTCCTTAAACGCTTGTGTGAGCTGCGTGTGAGCCATCAACATTACGTCCATTCAACGTGTCCCCCATTTTGTCTCGCTCTGAATTGTTTCAAAAGCTTCCTTTGCAGCATCATCATGTTCAGCTAGTTTTTGCATGACCACCATCAGATAATTGATGGTGGTTTCTTGCCGAATTACTTTATCTCTCAGACCAGTAATGTAAACCGATTGGTCAAAGTTTTCTTGCATGGCATGTTCAGCAAGCTGCGCGCCTGTCCAATGATCTGGATTAAAAGGATTTTCATATTTTTCAGCAGCCTTCATTAACTGCGCAATCTTGATTTCTTCTCTAAACTTGTCCACTGACTGATAAAACGTGTTGTCTAGTTGTCTTAAAAATGAATAGTTGTTCTTCAAAACTTGTTACCCCCTGCATTAATGGTTTATTTACAAGTGAACCTTGAGCGCACCGACCAAAGAGTTATACTTGATTTCTAGTTTTTGAAAAGCATCGTTTGCTAAAGTTAGACTACCTTTGTACTTTTCAATTTCGCCGATCAATTGCGCATTTTCGGCATACATCTTTTTATTAAATTCAGTGGCAATGGCAGACTGTCTTAAACTTTCATTTTCCTGTTGCAATACCGCCACTTTCGCTTGAGCCTGCTCTAATTCATTTTGGAGACGTTTGACTTCATCAGATGGTTTACTTTCAATCGTTTCTGTTGTTCCTACAGGCGGAAGAATTGTTGCAGATCCGTTGCTAAAATTGGCCATCAATTCTTTTAGTTCTTTTTTTACTTCTTCTTTTTTCTCTGGAGAAGATGAAGCGGCACTCACTTCTTTTTTGATGACAGGCTTACCTCTTTCCCCAATAAGCCCCCATTGTTTTTTCAAATTATAAAGTCTGTTGTTATCGATACCTAAGTGGGATAGTGACTCCTTATCTGTCATGCCTTTTTCCTTACAAGCCAGATACTCTTCTCTTTTGACCATTTTAATGGTTCCCCCTTTTCGATATTGCTCCAATTCTTCTGGAGATAATTGATAAGTAACCACTTCACTGTTTGCTTTTACATCACTGGATCCAAAGCGCGGTGCACCTAACTGCCGCTTGGGTATATTCATACCGATTGAGCCCCCATATAACCAAGCTGTTTGAGTTTTTCGCGCAACTCGTTATACCAAGCTTTATCATTCATTTCCACTGCTTGCCGCTGCAGTTCCAGATAATGAGGTATGTCTCGATGAATATCATCTTTGCCATGGATCACATAGTATTTGCAGCCGTCCAGTTCCATCAACATATCTGACTTATAATGCAGTGTTTGTTTGTAATTGATAAACTTCCTATGATGACAATCGATAACCCGAACGACATAACCCGAAGACTGGACAGCCATAATTTCAACTTCTTGCCACTGCATAGTGCCATGCATCAAAAACAACCGTTGTCCTACTGGAAGGTCTTTCATCCCCATTGCCCCCTTGTTATCTATTTTGTGGCCATCGCCAATCGATTACTGGTCTTTGATAGGACTTGACTGTGTTCTGCCTTTTCTTCCAAGAGTTTAAAGCCATGTTGACGTTGTTCTCTGCGTATCCGTCCAAATTTTTTCCTGTTTGTTTCGGCATTGCTCTGTACGCTTCCAACTCTTCTGGCGTAAGGTAATATGTTTTAACCTCGTTTATAGGATTTATCCCACTTGCTTGCATGCTGCTCCCACCTTTTCTTTTTAGGACTCCTGCCCTCCTAGATCAAGGAGAGCAGAAGCACATAATTTATTTGTTTTCTTCCGCAAATGCTTCTTCTGTGTCAAAGTCCTCAAATTCGTCATCTTCAATGTCATCCAATGACATCTGATCTGGATTATCTTCCTCTACCTCTGATGGACCGTTATCCTCATAAAAGTCATCCAGTGACATTTGAGACGGTTGGATCATGAGGTTAACGTTTTGCCCCGCAAACTTGTACAGCTCCTGCGCTTTCTTCTCCGAATCTCCTTTAATCGCAAACTTTAAAACTGTCTTTTTAGAGTCGCGTTGGATATTCATAAACTCCGCTGTCACTTCGCCTGCATTACAACCTTTGATGGTAAAGACAACGATGCTACCAGATAAAACAAACACATCATTGCCAGACTGCTCATCCTCATTACCTTTGATTTCAAACTTCAGAACCTCTTTCTTGTCATCCTTTTGCATCATCTTAAAAAACACGTTCATTTCGATTGTCATAGTTAGGCTCCCTTTTTTGTTTTAGTTTTTTTCTTCTTTGGCGCTGGGTTCTTGATTGCTTCAAGCACCTCAATTTGATAGTTTGTTAGGTAGTCCGTTTGTTTGCTTGATAAGCAGCGGGCAATTTCGGCAAGTACATACGCATCTCGCACGTTATCGCTGTTATGCTCAAACCCAAACTTTTTATAGATATGGACAGCAAGCTCGTCCTTTTTCGTGTTACCTTTACCACTGGCAAACTTTTTGAGCTGACTTGGCGCAATCTCAATCCATTTGTGGCCACGTCTAGCAAGTGCCATTCTGATGCCCCAACCAATACCGCCAAGCTGTATGGCTTGTTGCGATGCAAAACCGAATCCCTCGATGCAAATTACATCACCTTTTTGCATGTGATCCATGATGTCATCAATCATTGTAATCATGCGTTTTGGGTCAACCGTACCTACACCAGTAATCTCTTTTTGGCGCAAAACCACGCCACCGTCACTCAATGCCACAAAACCAGTTTTAGTTGATGGGTCAATTCCGATGAAGCGCATCAGTACCCACCATCCTGCCGTTCGTGATTGACCTTGTTCTTCGCAAAGTATGCTTCTTCTACCTCGCCCCAGGTAAAGCCAAGCATTTTTATAAGCCCAATAAAGTAAGACACTAACCCGATATGCACCCTTTCTTTTTCAAATTCAACAATCAATTCGGATGCCAAAACGAACATTTCCGAAAACTGCCTTGTTATTGTTTCTTCTACATATCCCATTTTCCAATCTGTTTTCCTGTACCCCGACTCAATCCCAACCTCCAACATAAAATGCAGTACGTCCACAAGTTCCTCTAATAGCTTTTTCCTTCTCGGTTCTTGGTCTTGGCTCCAAAATTTGAACCCACGCCATTCGTTACTCGCTTCGCCAATCTCGACCATCAAGGCAAGCACTAACTTTTCATATCTGTCTTTGCCCTGATAGTTGATGCGATCACGCAGCGCCTTTTGTGCTTCGTACATTTTAGCGATGTTCATACTCCAACCTCCTACGATAAATTACTTACGCTATACGACTCCGTCCACACCTCATAGCCGTCAAAACTGACTCTAAGGTCGCAACCATGCCAGCTATATTGTTTATTGATTACCACGCCTTGGGCGCCTTCCTTAATCACGTCATCATCACCTGTCCAAAGTACTGGTCCACCGATTTCAAAGCTGTCGTAGATTGCTTTTGCTTTGGCGGTTTGTGACTTTCTAATCTCTTTTACAAAAATCTGTTCACCTTCTGTCTTATCAATACAGATGCCATTAATCGCATAGACACCTTCATCAGTTCTTGTAAACACATCGCCGTTTTCCAATGTAATTTTCATTATTTTTCCCCCTCCCGATCCATACGACCGAAGCTCATTAGTTCGTCTTCTTGTTTAGCCGCAGCCATTAAAGCAAAGAGAAACATGCCAAGCGATGACGCTAAAGGTAAAAGCCATAACAAGTGCCATAAACTCATCATCTAAAGCCCTCCTATAAAATCGCTAATGTGTTGCTACGTAGCGTTAAATACCTCTCAAACCTACTCATTGCATTAATCATGTCGCTACCTTTGGAGTAGTAAGCAAAGCGATTAAATACATGGTCATCAATCATCTGGCCAGTAAGCTTATAATGGATTTTTAACTGCTTGTAGATCTCGTTAGCTGTCATCAAATGCTCACCTCCATTTGGCGGTCTAAGTCTAAAAATTGACCGTATTCTTTTACAAATAGGGCATCCACTGTGCCGACTGGACCGTTACGCTGTTTAGCAATAATGATCTCTACAATGCCTTTCGCATCACTGTTTTTGTTGTAATACTCATCGCGGTATAAAAAGATAATGACATCAGCATCCTGCTCGATACTGCCTGAGTCCCTTAAGTCGGACATCATCGGACGCTTGTCCTGTCTTTGCTCAACGCCCCTTGATAACTGAGACAGCAAGATAACAGGGATGTTAAACGATCTGGCCATGTTTTTGAGCTCTCTTGTCACGCTCCCAATCGCTAAGTCGTGACGATCATGTTTACCGGCTATGGTGATCAGTTGTAGATAATCGATGACAACCAAGTGCGGTTTATCTGGATGCTCTTTCATGGACCTGCGAACCTTTGCTTTTATATCAAATACCGTTTGTCCAGGCTCATCATGAATGTTAATGTGATACTTACTGTACTGACTCACCGCATGAGAAAAGCTTTCATGGTCGCGCTCTGTAAAGCTCTTGTTTGGGTTACGCCACTTTGAGCCGTCTATACGCCCGATAGATGAGAGCATTCGGTGTGTTAATGACTTATCACCCATTTCTAACGAAAAGATGTCAGTTACACCCTTGCGGTGCGCGTTGTGTACCGATTTACCTAAAGCAAAAGCCGTTTTACCCATTGATGGTCGAGCGGCTAAGATGATTAAGTCTCCGTTTTGCCACCCGCCTGTCATGTCGTTTAGATCCTTGAGTCCAGTGTTAATGCCTGTAATGTCACCTTTTGGCGTGTTAATGTCCTCATAGATTTCAAAGAGCACATCATTTTTCGAGCGTTGCTTGTTGATACCTACTTCCTGCAGTTCTGATAAGTCGTTGTATACTTCAACAATCTTTTCTTCTGTAGGTGAGTTAACCAAGCTTGCAGCTAGTTCTCTGGCACGCCTTAAGCGGTACGACTCCAAGACCATTTTTTCGTACATCTCGAAGTTTTCTGTACTCGCAACGGCATCCGTTAACTGTGAGAGGTAGGTCACGCCACCGACTTGCTCAATGGCGCTCCCTAGCTCTGTGACCACTGTTACCATGTCCACAACTTTGCCAGCTTGATCTAGCTCCCGCATGGCTCTAAAAATTTGAACGTGACTCACTCGTCCGAAATGTTCTGGAGACATGCGGCACTCTTGTATTAACTCTGGTTCATATAAAATACTGCCAAGCACCGCTTGTTCCGATTCGATGTTAACAAGTCCGTCCATTCGCTTTCTGCTCCTTTAACCTAGCAAACATTGCTTTTATATCTGGCGCCAAAAAATCCTCTGCTGTCTTAAAATCGCCACTCTGTTTTTGTGCTGCCACTTCCTGCTCCCACTGCTTCATCTTTCCAAGATGCCTGTTTTCCGCTTTATCAAAAACCGATATATCCGCGATGGCTGGCATGTAGCCACTCTTAGCAATGTGGTGCATGAGTCGTTGCAGTACAGGCTCATAGGGCATTTTAATGAGTTGCTTCAACCAAATTTCAATGCGCTTTTCTCCTAACGATCCTGTTAAGTCAAACCTTGGATAAGCAGCTGCCACTTGTTCGATGATGCTTAACGCTTCTTTTTCGGTCATTACTCAACACCTCGCTTATCTGCAAATCGCTTCAAAGCATCAATACTGTTTTCTTGCTTTGGTGCTGTTGGTAAAGCTATGTCTCTCGGATTCTTGTAACCTTCTTTACGCCAACCGTTCAGTTTTTTATAGATAAACTTCCACGTGCGACCATTTCCTCTGGCTGCATCTTTAATCGCTTCTTGGACCATTTCAAGCGGGTTATCAAAACCAAATGCTTCAAAAACATCGTCCAGATCCTCGCGCAAAGTATGGTTAACCTTGTCCTCAGTGATAATCTTGTTAGCCAGCAACAAATCGATGACGTTATCGCCTTTTGGCGGTTCTTCTTTTTTTGGTGCCACTGGCTTTTTAGGTGGCTTGTCAGCCCTTAATTGCGCATTATTTGGGTTAATATCTGGATCAATGACATCGCGATTGATGTCCACCAACTTAATGCGTATCTTGCTGTTGCCTATGTGATGACTTGGTTTAATCAGTAAGTATTCTTTTATGACAACAACCTCTTTACGTCGTGCGGTTGCTTCTATATAACGTTCCTGTACGCCCTTGGATGTTAATATCTCTTGCTCTTCATAAAGTTTTTTGTCGAAGAGATCCCAATTGATGCAATCGTCAAGTATGTTGGTCATGATGGTGTAATCAACGCCCACTCTGCGGGAAAAGAGCAGTTGTTCTTTTTCGCCCCATTCGTAGTAATAGCCGTTCTTGTATATCTTCATTAACAACTTGACGATGACCGAAAACCCGACAAGACCATGCTTTGCTTCGATGAGTGCAATCTTGTCATCCTGGTCCATGTCTACATCAAGAGGGAAGTATTCCAGCCCTTCTTTTTTGGGCCTTGCCATAAAACTAGCCCCCTTTAAAAAGTTTCTAAAACCCTTAAACTGCCTGTCTCACGATGCACAATGTGAAACTCTTTCGGAAATACTTTTATAACCAACCAGTTACGTGTATTTAAGCCCCGTAACTGCATATTTTCTTTTTGAGCACGTGATGGTTTTTTACCATGTTTCATTTGCCATCCTCCTTTAGCGACCATTTATAAAAACGTTAGCGATTATAAAGCAAACTGACACGATCAAAACAGAAAGTAGCAATGTCATTCCGTTTCTGCCTTTCGTGACCACTTGCCTTTTGTAAGTCTTTCGCCTACAAGCGAAGTACCTCGCCATTCACCCCTAGATGAAACCTTTAATTGTAAGTCACCCTCAAATAGGCGATACTCACTGATGACGTTTCCCATGTGGCTCAAAACCGTTTCCCCTTCGCCTAGCAACTTGATTGCTTCGTACGGCTCAATAAAGTCGTATTCTGGTTGTTTTTTGACGATACGCCATTTTGTATTTAGATCCGATTTGTCCAAATAACCATACGGATTTTTCGATTCGATACCCTTGAATTCAAAAACGCTATCATTCCAATACGCTTTAATCGACCAGTCACTAGATATCGCTTCCTCATCTTCCTTCAAGTGGTCAATCACTTGCCCAATCGTTACCCATTCCGGTTCTTTTGGTGTTACGATTGTGAAGTATCTCTCGTTGTAAGCAACGCTACGAAACATCACTTCCCAATGGTTATGACCAACATAGTTTTTAAGAGTATGAATTTTGCTACGCCCTTCTATAATCACTTTGTCCCCCACCTTGTACGGCGTTTCTAGTTCAACTTGGTCAAGGCGTTCATAATCGCGTCCGCCGTCATTTGTTGCATAGGTGAATGTTTTACTTTTGCCGTCTAGCTTTAGAACCTCTACAACGTAACTAGACCTATTAAAATTGGTGCCATCCTTCTTTTTCACAATGCTCCCAACCTCAACCTTGCTCATTCGCCCTCATCCCTTCTCTCGCATAACGCGAATCCGTTTTTCACACCCTTAACGATGTAATGCGGATACCGCTGCATATACTCTTTAACAGCTTGTACAATCTCGGCTTTAGTGGAGCACTCCCGCCATATACGCTTTGGCAGGAGCACCCGATAAGGCACCATTACTCAACTTCGTCAAAGTCGATGTCCAGCACATCGCTCTCTGGTGCTTGTTGTGATTGCAGATCAATGAGTTTTGCTAAGCCCGCAACTTCTTGGAGAGAAAGGTCTTTAGCGTTTTTGTTAAACTTTTCAGCGATGAGAGACTTGAGGTCATCCTTGCCCCATGATGCTGTTTTTTCTTTAATGACCTGCCATTGAGCCTTAAGCTGCTCTTCTTCGGACACCAATTCGCCTTCTTCTACTTGGATGGACTGTGGTGTGATGTCGCGGCGTTCTTGGCGTTGCGGTTGATAATCTTCTTGTGTATTGCCCATGACGCTATCATCAGCATCGATACCAAACTGAAGCTTTAGAGCACGCTTGAGCGTATGTTTTTTAAACATGTCGTTAAAGTAGGTGTTCCACTGGCTACCTTGTTTTTTCTTGAAGTGCTCGACCTCTTCTGTTTCGATGATAACCACCTTATCTGGGCTACCTTCTTTACGAGCGACTGCATAAGCAGCTACCACTTTCCCACGCGGGAATTTAACCGAATGCTTCGTTACTTTTAACTCTTGAGAGTCTTGGTCAATCTCCACTTCAAACTCATCATTTTCGTGCACCAGCTGCGTTGTTACGCCTTTAAAATCTTCACGCTTTTGAGCCAGATGCAGGATACCTTCAACAGCAACTTGGATGCTCATTTGATTGCCGTACTTGATAAAGTAAATGTGGTTTTTAAAAGGGTTTAAGCCATTGTTCGAACAGATCTGGATGAAAAGAGCAAACTCTTCATTTGATGCATTGACAGCGTAAGTATTTTTGATTGTTGCAAGTTCCGTCTCCGAAAAGAATCCAGTAAGTGCTTGCGTGTTAATAGGTGCTAATTGATTTTTTGCCATTGTAAGTTCCCCCTAATTTTTATAGTTCTTGTGAACCTTCGTTATCCGCAATCATCATGGCGCAGTTAGCGATCATGGTACAGTATCGCGTGATTGCAAACTTGTCTTTATCACGTTTGTTAAGCTCTGAAATTAAGAATCCACTTACTTCTTCCAGAACTCCAAGTTCTTTGTTCTCGATTGAAAACATCTTCGGAAATTGGTGCTCCATCAATAACGAGAAATCATGTATCATTTTGCGTGGTGCTGGCATTGGAGGTAATTGCTGAACAAAGTTAGCAACACCGCCGTCCAGGTTATAAACATCGATACAATCTCTGTATGCGCCCATTCTTAAAGCAAGAAGGCTTTCGTCACTGCTTCTATAACTTTCTAAACGTGGTGACTCTTCAAAAGCTTTTCTTGCTTCTTCTACAAAATCCAAGTGCCGTTTTGTAATTTGAACAGTCATTACTTAACACTCTCCTTTTCTGCTTTTATAGCAAGCTCTTGGTCTGCTACTCTCGCAACAATTAACTGCCCTGTTGGCTTTGGAAAGCGCAAAATGCTTTCGGCGTTATCTACAAAGCATGGAGCAATTAACTCCGACTTACTGCTTAACACCTCAACCAGTTCCAAGCCTGCTCTAATCCGTTCGGCGGTGCTCAACTTACCAAAAGGCTTGCCGTCCATTTCAATTTCAAAGATGACACGTTGCCCGCCGTTCTTTAGGTCTTCGAACAGCCGTACTGATATGGTCGTAAACAGTTCATCCATTTTCTTCATCATTAACTCTGTCCGTTTCGCATGAAACTCTTTGATGGCATCCACAATCTTTAATGACTGATTGCGCTCTGATCGGATGGATTGTTGGTCCTGCTCTGCTTCTGTTACCGCACTTTCTAACTCTTTGAGCCTGTCTGTTTCTTTTGATTTATACACAAGCTCGAATATCTTTTGGTCATACTCATGCAGCTTGTCACGAGCGGACAAATCAGCATCCGGCATGAGTACCAATCGATCACGTAAAGCAATAAACTTTTCTTGTAACGCTTTGCCTTGTTCTGCTTCGGCTCTGGCGCGGTCTGCTCTATGTTGCTTCACCTTTTGGACAGATTCTTCATCTAAAGGCTGTCCGCATGTTGTGCAGTTTTCTTTAATCACTTCGCCTTTAATTTGTTTAAAGCGTGCTTGTATGGCCTTGATGTCATTGCGCATACTTTCAAACTGAGACATTAGCTTCGTTTTTTCTTGATGCTGTTGCACCGCATCCGCTGTTGAGTCTTCCAGTGCCTTACGTTCGCCCTTTAACTGCTCAATTTCTTCCATTAACTTTTCTTTGACGATGTTAGCAGCAAGCTCTTTTTGCTTTTCCAACTGCTCTCTGAGCGTTAAGACACGTTCACTGGCACGATCATATTTCTTATCGTTTTTCTTATAAATATCACGATGCTGGTCTTCTAAATTATCGAGCGATTCCTTTTTGAGCGGTTCTTCTAACGCCGCTGCATCTTGCTTGCCCATCACTGCCAATACTTCTTTGTTCATTGGCTCGCTCACATAACTAAGGAGCTGTTCGCGCTGATCCTGCCACTTCTGCGAAGAAAAGTATGTTGGGTTAAACAGTGACAAGAATAGGTTTTTATCAAACAATGATTCTACAAACTCGTTATAAGGCGTTGCTTTCTTAGGTACTTCATTGATGTAAAATTTCGCTTTGCCCTTTTCTAGCACTCGTCCTAGCAATGTTTTCTGTCCATCAATGTTGAACAACAATTCAACCTTTGTTTCCTCAACCTCTCTATCGATTGGCGTTGGATTAAGCGTAGACCCTAGTGCATCGACACCGTATAAAAGCCATGTGATGCTATCCCCAATGGATGACTTACCTGCACCATTACTACCAAGCACCGTCGTTACATCGCCGAATGCGATGTTTAAAGATTGATGGTTTTTGAAGTTGGTAAGAACCAACTGTTCAAATGTTAGTTTCAAAGTTTTTTTCCTCCCTAGTTTGAATAATTGGGACAAGACCGCATATACTAGGTGTACATGGATTAGTCCAAGTGTTTAATCGCTTTGGCAGAAGCAATTAAACAGGCTTATTTGGCTAGTTCTGCATACGCAATATCTTGGATGAAGAGTTCTGCGCATTCTCCGCTTCGGTGCATGACATCGTTTCGGACGCGCCAGATCTCTTCATTCTTGTAAATCTCACCGCCACACCCTGCGCAGTAATACAGCTCCTCTTCTTCCTGCGGGTCTTTGATGCCATAGCCGTTTGGCTCAACCGTTTGATTTTCAACCTCTTCTCTCACTTTGTTCTCACCTCCTTAAAATGGGCACTCAATAGCGACTCCCTCTGGTTGGTTCATGATGTGTAGATATTCACCACCCAAGAAATCAAACAGCTCATACCCTCTACCTAATTCCTTTAACAAGCCAATCACTTGCTCTTTTAATGCAGCTGGTACATCCACGCATCCGTTTTCTTCAAGCTCTATTTTGATGCGCTCCATGTTTTCAAAAACCGCAACTTGTTGCCCATGATAATTAACGATTTTCATTTTTGTTTGCCCTCCATTTGTTCAGCCGTCATTTTGCATGCTTCCCACCAGGTTACTGGCAACCCGATTGCGATAAAGCTACCGATCAACAGCAGACAGTAATTTGATAACGTCATACCATCACCTTCGGGCCATTCTTCTTTTGGAAACGTGCCAGTGAGTGTTGCACCCACTTTGCTAAGTTCCAATAACTATCAGCCACATCTGCTTTGTTTGTTTCAAGCGCGTTGTATGCGTATTTGTTAAGAGCACGCATGATGTATTTAAACTCCATACCGTCAATCGGTTGACTTGTTAAAACTTTTTCAGCTGCGATGTTGAATAATCTAAGATGATACCCACCTAGCTCCATTTGATATGATGCAACAGCTGTCTCAATCATTTGGCGATCACTTGGCATTAATGGCAAGGTACCTTTCATGTTCGTTTATCCCCTCTCAGTTTTTTAAAGAAGTGCCATTTCTTTTTTAAGCCGGTTATTGATGTACACTTGACCTTTTGGCGTGACGCGTGTTGTTAACCAAGTAAAGGAGCCTTTATCGTTTTCCTTTACACCCTGCGCAACCTCGAAGTATCCGCGGTCAATGTATTCTTGGTATGGCTCATTCTTATCTTTAAAAATTAACTTCCACTCACGAAGCTTTTGATACAAGCGGCGCTCTCCGATATTGATACCTTGTTTTGATAACAACTTGGCAAGCTCTCGGATAAGTAGTGCTTTTTCCGATGCCATACACACTTCAGCAAAACTGACTAATGGTTGTTGCTTCTGTACAGTTAGTTCTGCTTGTGCTCTTTTGGCTTGTTCTGCTTTTAACTGCTGTGCAAGTTGGATAATGGTATCCGGATTACTTAGCACCTCTTCAATCTTTTGCGGTGTCATGTAGGCTCCATGCTTGCGGATCGATGGGAGCACTTCTTGTTTGACCCATTTTTTAAACTGCTTTGCTTCTCGTTTGCGACTGGCGAAGATGAGTTCGTAAAGTCCTGATTCATTGACTATATTGGTGTTTCCTTGACGACCTAAGTTCAACTTAGCCCGTTCTTCTTCATCAAGTCTCTGTAAAACCATCGTCGGATTTGACAGTTCTAAAATTGTGCATACATCCTTTGCAACAAACCAAGGCTCACCGTTTTGCAAAACCGTTCTGACTTGATGACCAGAATACTCAAACACCTTTTGAAGTTGATCCATGTTTATCCCCTTTCTTCTCATAGAAAGCTTTTGCATGTTTCATGAAGAGCTGTAACTGCTCAAACGTTTTTGTTTCGAAGTAAGCTCTCAACAGCTGTTTCATAATCCATCCCCTCACGCATCATTCGATTTATCTCCTTGGAGATCTTAATCAAACTTGGTAGTAAAGTCTCAATTAAAAACTTGGATTGTTTTTTGTTAAGGACTATTTTCCCCATAGTAACCTCCTTGTTGACTTATAAAACTTGTTCTAAAAAGCCACAAACCCTTAAAAAAAATCCCTTAACGATACATTCAACTCATCCGCAATTCGAGCCATCAAAGCAAAACTCGGCGATGTGGTTCCGTTTACTACCTTGGATAAATGGGAGCGATCAATGCCCAAACGTTTTGCTAATTCAGTTTGAGTCACACCTTTTTCCTTCATAATCACCTTTAGTTTTTCACCATCCAACACCAATTTCACCTCCTTAAAATTAATTGTCGTTATTTTGTGGTTTTTAGCGCCACAACCCTTGCAAATAGAATATATCACCTTGTTGCAATGTATGCAACATATTTTTTCAAAAAATGAGATTTTGTTGCAACACATGCCATGATTTACTCATTTCGTTATGTTGAAAATTCGCATATAATACAAGGTAGTGTTAAAGAGGGAGGAACTGGTTATGGAAAGAATAGGACGAAAGGTTCGTGAATTGCGGATATCTAGGGGATACACGTTAAGGAAAGTAGGAGAAAGTGTCGATATGGATTATAGTTATTTGTCAAAAGTCGAAAACGGGAAGGTTAATCCTTCGTTAGAACTTTTGCAAACATTAGCTGATTTTTACAATGTCGATATTTCTTACTTTTTTATAGAAATGCCCGATGAATTACGAGAGCTCGGAGTAGAGTATGTAACATTAAGTAAAAAGGCAAAAGAAAAGAATATAGATCCAGAAGTATTAGACAGAGTTATTGACTTACCACAAAGCACAATTCTTCAAATAATAAATATTTTGGAAGATGTTAGGGGGAAAAATGACGAATAATGTCGTTTGCTGTTGATTCCTGCTGAAATTAACCACAATACTGAACCCACAAAATTGTTATATAATAGAAATGTTTAAGAAAATCGAACTAGCGTTCTTATTAACCAACAGCATTGGGGGAAATTGTCGTGAAGAAGATTGTGTACGTGGAAAATATGCCCGAAGGAATTGATGAAATTGTAACGGATACTCTAATCATTAAGAGGGCAAAAAAGAAGGAGTAGAACAGCATGAAAGCAGCCCTTTATCCAAGGGTGTCCACAGAAGAACAATCAAAAGAAGGATACTCATTAAACGCACAACTCGAAAAGATGAGAGCGTATTGTTTTTCTCAAGGTTGGACCATCTATAAAGAGTATACAGAAGAAGGAAAGTCAGCAAAAAATATGGAGCGTCCACAACTTCAAAGTTTGTTAAAGGACATGGATAAATTCGACGTAGTTATCGTTTATAAGTTGGACAGGTTATCTCGTAATGTTTCAGACATTAATACACTTTTGAACACCTTCGAAAAAAACAAAGTCGCTTTTAAAAGCGTGACAGAACCGTATGATACGACTACGGCCCAAGGGAAGCTTCTTATTAATATCTTTGCTTCACTAGCCCAATTTGAACGTGAACAGTTAGCTGAAAGAACGCATATGGGAATGAACCGAAAACATGAGGAAGGCTTACGCAATGGCGGTCGTGCTCCATTCGGCTATCAATTTGATGCAGATCGCAAGCTCATTATTAATGAGCAAGAAGCTGTTTGGGTACGGTACATGTTTGATTCGTTTGAAGTACGAGGTAAGAACGCTATAGCAAAACAACTGAACGAAAAAGGAGTTAGAACACGTACTGGCGCTCTCTGGAATAAAGCAGCGGTTGATTATGTGGTTACAAATCCCGTTTACTGCGGTATGTTGCGTTGGAATTATCGCACTAAACGCGGGAACAGAACGTATGAGGAAGTTGTTGTTCCCGGAGATCATGAGCCGATTGTAAGTAAAGAAGTATACGAGAAGATAAAAGCAACACGTAAAAACAGACGGCACTCAGGCTTTAAAGGTCATGCCATTTATCCCTTTACTGGTATTCTGAAATGTGCAAGATGTGGTAATAATCTAATTGGAGCCAAACGTAAACGATCTGATGGCAGCTTATACCGTTTCTACAAATGCACTGGCAGATTTACTTATGGTATTTGTGATATGCCTGTAATCGCTGAGGATACGATTGAACAGGAATTTGTGAATGACCTATCTATAGAAGATGTTCCGGTTGATCTGCCAGAAGAAGAGAAACAAGAAACAGCAGAAATTGAAAAAGAGTTGAAGCGGATCCGCAACCGTATGGAAGTTTGGAAAGAAATGCGTGCAGATGGAGATTTAACAAAACAAGAATTTAGAACGAAGATGGATGCAGAACAAGAAAAAGAGACTGCGCTTATCCAGTCTCTCGAAGATACAAGAACATCTATTGATCCTGTACGCATAAAAATGGTTATTGAAACTTTAAAGAGATTCTGGCCCATTACTCCACTAGAAGAAAAAAAAGCTTCTGTTAAAGGTCTCTTTAAAAGTATAACAATAGAATGCATTAAGTCTCATACAGGCGGCGCTGGGGAGCGCGCAGTTATCGAATTAACCGATAAAGAATACGCCTTTATATGAGGCTTTTCTTTTTGGGCAAAAAAATAGCAACGGCTGTCCAGACCGTCACTACTTTACCTATGGTGATTTTCATTAACAAATACCTGTGCATTTATAATAACAAGATTAGCATGTTTTGTACATCCAATTCGCGGTTTCTTAATGGTCATACTAGCGACCCCGAAGGAAACCGTTAAATAACGGATTTATTCTGTTATGGTTTCTATTATAGCGGATTGGTGGTAAATTACAAATAAAAATGCTCTGTGGCCTATTTAAAGCTAAAATTTTTTAAGTATGAACAGGATTTTTAGTTGTTTCGACGAGAACCTCTTGTAGTACATTTGAATAATATTGTTTTTTTGAAAATCTTTTTAAGTCACCGACAACGTAAAATTCCTTTTTCGCTCTTGTCACTGCAACGTTAATTAGATTAGGTGTAGCACAGGACCAATTAGCAGCTGGATCTGTACGATCATCTGTACCTACCACTAAATAAACAATATCAGCCTCTTTTCCTTGAAACGTATGCACAGTACCTACTGATTCTTCTACCCAATCAGAAATTTCTTTTTTGGTTACGCTAGCCTGTTGGGAAAGATACAGCGCCTGTTTAATCATTTTTTTCAACTCTACTTTTATTGCTGTAAAAGGGGTAATAATAAATAAATTGGGTTTCACTTGATTGGTCCATGCCTTATTCACAATTGTTGTGATAAAAGTGCCTTGTTCCATAACGAACTGCTCTTTGATTGCTCGCCCTGAACAATCATACCAGACACTTTCGCCTGTTTTCTTTTGCGCTAGGACCATTTTTTCATCGTACGCAATCTTATTTGCGATTGTAAACATCGGATCTAAGCATCTCCTGTGTACCCATAGTGGAGATCCAATCCACAGATCATTTTTATACATTCCAAACGGATTTGCTTGATCAGCTAAAGTTTGAACGGATGCAGTCATACCAATTTGACGACTTGATAGTTGAAAATGGTTTTTCAATTCATCCAAAAGAACTTCATCAACTGGAACTACTGGCTCTATTTGAATAGGATCCCCAACAACTATGGCACGTTTTGAACGCCAAAGTGCGCCAGCTGCTTGTTGCGGAGTAGCTTGCCCTGCTTCATCAATAAATAAATAATCAATATGATTCTTTTCAATACCTTTGTACATGGAACTAAAGCTTGCAAATGTTGTACTAATAACCGGTGTTATTAGATGAATGGTTTTCCACATATGGTGGAGTATTTTTGGTGAATCCACTATGTTTTTTTTCCCTGCTAACTGATTAATGGTCGCTTTAATCGGTATTAAATTAAAGGCCAATAAATATTTATGAACCTTCATCGCCTTTAAAAATAATAAGCCTCTTTGGAAATTCAGTTCATCTGTTAACCAAATAGTATGCTGCTGCCGATATTCATAAGTCGTTCGATCTTTCGACCAATAGGCATCATCAGGCGTTATTAATCCTTGTTCTTTGTAATAACGTTCTTGTTCCTTTCTATTTAACAATTGAACCTGAATAGTATTCACTACATTCCGCTGTCGTGCTTGCTCTTTTTTCTTTTCTTTTAAAGTCGTAATAAGCGAAAGTAGTTCTTTTTGAAATTCTACTCTTTGACGATCCTTTTTCATCATCAATTTCTGTAATAACGTTAATTTGGGCACTAAGCTGATTTGCTTTTCTAACCATTGGATGTCTTCATGAAGGCTTTCGATTTCATGATCAGTCCTTTTAAGTAGTTGTTGCTCTACTTCTAGAGAACTAACTAATGACGTTTGATTACAATACTCTTGTAAATTGTTTTTTAAATGGTTAACAGTGTTAAAAGTATGCTGAAATTCCTTTACGATATTTTTCCAATCCTGTAGTGTTAATTGCTGATGCTCAGCTTCTAATTCCTTCAACAAACTTTCTCGTAGTACTTTATTATATTTAGAAATGTTGGAGGACTTACCTAACGCACCAGAAAAAATCCCCCAAGCATTTGCTTCAGTATCTAATAATAATTTAGCACTTGCTGGGTACATGGCTAAATTTTTAGCTTCTTTCGCATAGTGTTCTTCATATTGAGGGAATTTGCTTTTTTTACCCTCTCTAATCACTTCACTCAATTTAGGTAAATCTTTTGAAATATTCTCAACAGCACCATTGTTACTCGATGTTACCACCATAGAAAACTGACTTAAGCTTAAGGATAGCTCATAGCAATTAGCATTATTTTTTACTTCATCTGTTTTTATAAATGCTTCAGTTGGGTGATTTAACTTCACCATTTGTTCTGCCCGTCGCACTACAATATCTGCAAAAATATCCTTTAACAATGTCGTTTTCCCAGTACCTGGAGGCCCATTAACAGAACTAATTGGTTCTTGTGAAGAGAGTGTTTGATTCACTGCCACTTGTTGCATTAATGATAGACGGTGTTCAACAGGAGATGGCCAGCGACCATTAGGTAAATATTTTGGTTGAAGAATGTCTTCAATATAAGAACGGTTTTCGTCAATCGACACATGATGACTTGCGCCTACCAAATACTGTTGTAATACTTCATTCGGTCCTTTCTCTAAAATTCGCTCTAAATCTTCTGTATAAAAGCTATTAAAATTCCGAAGAGAAGTTTCTTCATTAATTCCAATCACTTCAATTTCAAGGTAGTTAACATCTTTTGCATTAGGAAATTTAAAGAACTCCTTATGAAATAAATCCACAAGAGTTAGTAGTTTTTTGTGATCAACGCCGTTTATAAAAATGTCTTGTGCAGACTCTTCAAATAGTTGCCGTTTGCTATTAAAGGAATCATTTAATCCGGAAAAATCGATCTTTTCTTGAGCAGATATTTTCCGCAAAACATCCATTAACATTGGCACAAAAAGTGATTCCTTTACATACTTACCATCATCATCTATTAATAATGTAAAACTATATAAATAATCAAAATTTTTGTTGTAAAGCTCATTATGATTTTGAAAGTACCGACGTAAATACCTCACTAATTTATCATTTTGGAAACAAGAAAAGTAATAACGATGTTGAATTTTTTTACGCTGTTGATTCTTTAAAGGATAGTTTCCCCATGGCTCTGACTCCGCCTGTTCAACTAACGAAATCCTTTTCACTTTTGTTCTTTTTTTATGATCTTGAAATAATGATTCGTTAAGTTCGCCCGATTTTTTTGGAACTTTACACGGCGCAAGAGCTTCTACTAAGTACCATGCATTTAATACAGACTGCTCATCCAT